AACGGGATTTGGTTCCATTTTTCATCGTACACTGATACCGCATAATAATCTACATCATTTCGTCTATTAAATATCTTAAATGTGGTCATGTATACTTTATCAACTGGTGCCGACTTTAATTCTAAATATGCCGGCACCATCTCGTGGGCTATAGCTGCTTTAGATAACATAATCGCAGCTAAAATTATAACGAACCTCATGACCACTATAATCACTCCTTACTTGGCAATGCACTCCGCTACTACCAAAGCTGTATAGTTACCAGCTGGTAAAGCCTTTGTATCGCCGTAGTCCATTTGGGATGAAACCTTAAAACGAGTAGTACCTGCTACGGTTAGGTCATACTCATGGGTGTTTTCGTATTCAATCTTATCCGTATCATAGTTAGCCATACCAGTATCAGATACTGAAGAAACTTCTACGTCTCCACTGAAAGATTTGGTATCAGGCAAAGATGGTGAGGATGAGAAAGAAACTGGATATGAGATCTTACCCTTATAAGCATCAGCCAAAGCAACATCAAAGCGGATAATGGGTTGTACGCCACCATCGGCTGGGGCAGTGCTAAGTCTGCTTGCAAGAGGTGTTCCATATACACCCTGTACTTCTGTAAAAATTGAGCACTTGGACTCAACCGATCCTGTAATAGGGGCTTCTTCTGATGCCGCCATACTAAAAGGAACAACTGCCATAGACACCAAAAAAGAACCTGCTAGAACTTTTTTAAGCATTCTTTTCTCCTATCGATCGTACTGTGATCGAATTATTTCGTTAAATTTTCGATCTTCGGCTAGGCTTTTAAATCCTCTCCGATTATCGTTTAATGTGGCATCTTTAATTTCAATTGTTTCCTCATATACTTTACCATCCATAATTACAGCATAATAATTATCGAATTCAGGTTTAAGAGCCATTTGATCAAAGAGAGCAGAGAGTTTAGCAGCATCAATCATTAATGGATTAATGTCGCTAGCTAGCTTTCTTCTTTTATCTTCTTCGTCTAGCTTCGACTCTTCCTCTTTGGCCTTTTTCTCTTCTTCATCTTCCTCATGCTGTTTCGCTAACGCATCTTTTACTTCATCCGATTCTAACGGATCTTCTTGGGGCGGTACTAAGTCTAATGGATTTTTTTCCTTAGGGGGCTGAGGGCATAAAGGGTTTGCAGTTGGATTAACACAATCATCGAAACGATAACTATATCTAATATCTGCATCCGTGACTTCACCTTCTCCCGTTGTCTCTATACTTCCTTTACCCCATAACTCTTTTGGTACATTTGCTACAGGTAGTCCTTTATCGATGGTTGTGCCAGACTTACCTGACCAATCATCTGTATTTGAAAATATCTTACCGGTTTCTACTGCATTATCATTAGAGATAGTTACAGTAAAATCATCCGCTTGTTCTTTTTCAACTGTGTAACGATAACGAATAAAATTGACAATTAATCCAGTCTCGGGTGGAAGAACAATCCCCATATCCCAAGATCTAGCACCATTGGCTGCAGCATTGCCTGATACTCCACTTTGTGTCTCAGATAACGCTGAGAATGGCAGTAACAAGAAGGACAAGGCTAAGGCCGATGCTCGTGACCAAACTGTCGTCATCCATTACACTCCTCATTGTATCTTCAGGCTTAGGAGCTTTTTCTTCATCTGCTTGCCAAGCTGCTCTAGCCTCAGGACCAATTAAACCATCATATGGACAAGGAGTACCAGCATTCATCATGGCATCAAATACTCTCTTATCCTGACACATAACAGAAACTGCTGCAACTTTCATTCCCATATCATATAGCGTTTTAGCATTCTTTAACTTTTCACAGTTCATATCCCGAACTGTCTTACCAGCAGATAAACCTAAAATCTGGGTTTGAACTGCCCCAGCAACCCCGACTGTACATAGATCCGAATTTGACGTATTAATAGTTGGTGAAATAGCCGATGGTGGCGGTGATTTCACCGTGGTTGTCGAATCTATCCTACTCGTGTTATCCGTAATAATAGGTTCTACTTCTGGTGTATTTTGTTGTGCAAAAGCAGGCTGGCATGCACCAGCTATTGCTAATACTACTAAACCCATGAAAATCTTTCTCATCACTCATAATCCTAAAACTTATATAATGCTATTTATGCGTGGCCTACCCTTTAAGTAAGCCACGCATAAGCTATTTTACTTCTTGTCCGATTTATCTTCGGACTTTCTACTTTTAATAGCATCTGCGCCAAAGAACGCAGCTACTAGTGCCGATATAGCTACAAAGTATGTTGGAGCAATATCGCCGATAATTTCAGCAGCCTTATCCGCACCGATAAACGATGTGAATAAGATCGTTGCTGGATACAAAAGCATACCGAACAAAGCAAACCACGTCATCTTGCGCATTGCATCACGCTGCGCATCAGCATCTTCCAGTTCTTTTCTTTTAAACTCAAGATGCATTGCCAGCTCTTCGTTAGAGACGTGACCATCACCATTAGCGTCAATAGCCTTGGCGGCTTCGTCGTCGATAGTGGCCATTTATTTTTCCTTTTTCCAGATTTGATATGCGCCATAGGCAATAGCTGCATAAGCTGCGTATTTTGCAAGCCCACCAGCTAAGATGATAACGACACCAACCGCAATCAGAGCAGCGCCGTTTGATGAGGTTCTTTCTAGAACCCTAGCCTTTAACCAGCTCATTGCTTAGCTGCCGGGGCAGGAGCATCTGCCGCTGGTGCAGGAGCTGCTACAGGTGCAGGAGCATCTGCCGCTGGTGCAGGAGCTGCTACAGGTGCAGGAGCTGCTACAGGTGCAGGCGCAGGAGAAATTTCTTCAATTACCTCCTTGTTGAAAATTGCTATAGCAGCTACAATAGCAGCTATAACGGCGATAGCTATTACGATCTTTTTCATTTGTTTTCTAACTCCTTTATTCGAGCCTCTAGCTCATCAATTTTCTTGGTAACATACGGATACTTTTTTCTCCAAGCATCCGTAGGTTGTTCTAGCCAAGTCCATCCGTATTTAGCCACGAGACTATCCAAGAATTTGTCTAATTTGGCATAACACCATAGACCCGCTCTTGTATCTTTGAAATAGGCGAGAAATGCCGCGCCTACCAATGATCCAGCGATTGCTGTCCATATCCACAGCGTATCACCGAACATTCTTTCGATCATTTCGATCATTTCATTAAACCTTGTATTGTTTTTAACGCTTTTTTAGCATGTGGGTGCCGAGGATTAACGGCAACTACTTCGCCATTAACAAAATCCGATATATTAGCAGATTTACCCAGGTCCGATATTACTTTGTGTAATTGATCTTTCTTATCGAACTTTATTTCAAAGTTAGGTTTACCCCGTACTTCTACCCATTTCCGGTCACCCTTGTTCCACATCTTTAATACATCTTGATGTTTATCACGTATCAATTGTAATAATACGGTTTCGCTAATATATTGACCGAATCTTATCATTTTGCATCATCTATTTCTTGTTGAGATACTACACCTTCAGATATAAGTCGTGCCCTGTTAATCATGTGTTGTGCTTGAACATCATCTTTATTTTGACCATGGTATGGAACAGCATGTCCTTCTTTTACAAGGATTTCAGATACCCTTGCTTCACGATCTTCTGGGGTATAATAAACTGCAAAGTCTCCTAGGATACGACCAAACTTGCCTTTAGCATCATCGCCATCTTTTTCTAAAGTTGTAACAAGATGTGCTCCATGCTTGAGCAAATATTTGAGTCTGTCTTTCGATGCAGTCCCGAATACTTTTTCGACCTTATCTGATGTTCTTGACTCAGGAGTGTCAATACCCATAATCCGAACACGCTCCCCAGTAAGGACAATATTAAAACCAAGATCAATGTTGACATCGACAGTATCTCCGTCTACTACTCTTACAATTTCGACAGGATAAGTTCTATTCGCTGGTGGAAGATTGGCCATAGGCTTTCTCCGTTGCTGCTACGTAATTAGGCATAGAATGATCTTTTAAACCATCTAGTAAGCCAGCTTTGTAGCCTCTTACCTTATCCTTAAATCTTTGCCATGGTGTCATCTTACGAATATTACCATAGTGATTAATATATACCAACGTGCCATGATGGTGATAACCCATAATAGCAAATGGTACTTTTGGCACTACATCATTGTTGTTTACATATCTATAATGCTCAACTTTTACAAGCTTATGCCATCCAAATGCACCTACACGTGGTGATCCGAATGTATATAAACATTCTACATTTGGCATTAGTCTGCTAGCTGCGATGGTAGCCATTGCGCCACCAAGTGAATGCCCACAGATGAATACTTTATGTCCTTCTTTGAGATTCTTATCCATGCACTCTTGGATCTCGTCCCAAACGTTATCTACTTCAGTTTGGAATCCGTCGTGTACCCTTCTACCAATCATGGCTTTATCTGGGAATGCATTTAGATCTGCTTTTAGATCATTCCATGAGGTAGGCTCTGTACCTCTAAATGCAAGAACGAACTCGGTATCGTTCCAAACTATATGAACTTGTGCACCATCATCATCTATGAATTGGTGTTTTTTAAATCCTAGCTTTTTGGAGATCTTCTTACCTTCTGCCAGGTTTTGATATGCCATAAGCGCTAGCTGCGCCATAACATAGGACTTCTCCTTGTTATCCATATTATTCTCCTGTTGAATTATGATTATAGCAAAAGAATAATATGGGGGTCAACGCACGTCATTATTTATAGTATAATAGATACTAAAATATGATAGTTATCATCTGGAGTTACTTTATGCAGGATTTGACCCTACTTCCGGTCTTTGCTAGTCCTCTTGCAGTGTATAATTTAGGTTCTACTGTAAAAGATCTGAATAAACAATTGGTAAAAGATATTGATGCTGAAGTTGCATATAAACCTAGAAATCGATCCTTTTTCAGCGCTAAACAAACTAGATTAGGTATAGAAGACACCTATTTTAGTTTTAAAGAACTTCGAGAGATTTTAAAACCATTATATTTTTCAATGATGGCTAGATATGGTGCTCCGAAAGATATACTTAAGGAAACCTCTTTACACGGTCTATGGGGAAATGTTATAAATGAAGTAGGAGGATTTTCTGAGCCTCATACACATGGTAGTGGTAATACATTTTTTACGGGAATATATTATCCAGCTGGAAATGAAGACGAAGATTTAGATCAATTTGATCATAATGATTATATTATTTCGTGGCAAACCGCTAGAAAAGATATGAACCTCGAAGGTTGCTTGCAAATTCATAGCCCAGGATTTTATGAAAAGAAATTAATTAGACCTGATGTACAATATGATCACACCACTCTTTTTGATGCTAGGCTGATAGTTAAGCCTAGACAATCTATGGTTATAATGTTTCCTGCTTACATGTCTCATATGGTTTTTCCAGTTAAGACCCAACTTCCCCGATACAGTATATCCTTTGCTGTAGACAGAATATAAAAATTTCAAAAAAAATGAATTTAGGGGGTTTACAAATGGGCTGTAAAGTGTTATATTACTAGTATGAAAAAGGAAAAGAAAATGAACGATTCAATAGAATTTCAGCTCCGTCAGATAAAAAAGAAGATCGAAGAACTTCAAGACGAATTAGATACTCTTTTCGAAGAGGAAGCTCAATTTCTAATGGAAAAGGATAGCTAATGAAACTATACCTTATCGAATCTACTAACCTTAAATGGGGGAATACCTTTACCCTTAGTGAAAGGTTTACTACAAGGGCAAAGGCAAAGGCCTATATAAAGAAGCTAGAAGATAATGAGTATTATACCGAACTCCCATGGGATTTCGAACATAAAATAATCTCAGAGGAGATTTCATAAATGGGATTAGCTGGTAGCAAGACAGAAGATAACCTAAGGGAGGCTTTTGCTAATGAAAGCCAAGACCACCGGTTGTTTTTGTATTATGCACAAATAGCTGAATTTGAAGGCTATCATGATGCAGCAGCAGCTTTGAGGGCAACTGCTGAAGCAGAATCGGGTCATGCCCACGGACATCTCGAATACCTTGAGAGTGATCAAACCTCAGAGAATTTAAAAATTGCTATTGACAGAGAAACCAATAGCTATGCTAATGTGTATCCTGCTATGGCTCGCACTGCTCGTGAAGAAGGATTTGATGATATAGCTGAATGGTTTGAGATGCTAACAAAGGCCGAAAACTATCATCTGAGCCGTTTAAAGAAGGCTTTAGAAAGGATTATCTAATTTTTTTCAAAAAAAATGAAAAAAAAATGAACTTTTTTCCATTTAGGGGGTTTACATTTTAATAGAAAACCATTATATTAATAATGTAAACAAAGGAAAAGGAATACACACAGATGACAAGCTTTACTTCAATCCTCGATATGAACGAAGTTGATGAACTCCCTCCAGCTGATTCGAAGATCGTATATCAGTATTACGATGATGAATTAGGACATTGCGAAGTTTCCAGCTTCCTTGGAGATGGTTCTGAAAAAGACGTCATCCGCACAGTTGATACGTTACGCACTCTTGCAAATGATGATCATCACATCTTCATAGAAGGGTTTAGGCAGCGTGACGAAGACCGCGCATACTGTGTAATCTTAGGTTCTTAAGGATATAATATGAATACAAAAATCTATCTCGATATGGATGGAGTCATAGCAGACTTCTTCGGTGGTCTTGAGAAACGCTTCGAGGTTCTTCATTGGAAAGAGATCTCCAACATAGAGAGAGCTCTTGATACCATTAAAGGTACAAACTTTTTCTATAAGCTGGATCAATTCATAGATTATGATGCTGATAGTAGTATCAAGATATACAAATCCACTGAGTTAGTAAGATTTGTAAAATCACTAGCTGGAGACGATTGGGGCATTTGCTCTTCTCCGCTCAGAGGAGATAGTTACAATTCTGCATACTGGAAACGTAGATGGTTAGAAGATAATCGGATGATGCCGGTTGTTCAGAATTGCATATTCACTTCAAATAAAGAAAAATATGCTATGGACAAAGTTACTGGTACTCCGAATATCTTAATCGACGATAAGAAGTCGAATATCATGAAATGGAAAGCAGCAGGAGGTGTTGGTATTCAGTATCAAGCAAATGAAAACGATCTCTTCGACTATCTGTTACCGGAGATTGAATTTCAATATAATGAACTCCAGAAGGGATAAAAATGAAATCTCCTTTAGAAGGTATAGTGGTTCTTGATTTTAGCCAAGTACTGGCTGGCCCTTGGGCAGGGTTAATGCTTGCAGATCTCGGTGCAAGGGTTATCAAGATAGAAGATCCAAATGGTGGTGAATATGCTCGTCGCCACAACTTGCTGACGGATGGTTCGGGAGAATCAGCTTATTATTTAGCTTATAACCGAAACAAAGAGAGCTTGGCTCTTGATATTAGAACTAAAGCTGGACAAGAGGCAGCACGACGCCTTGCAGCCAAAGCTGACATTGTGCTTGAAAATTTTAGAGCTGATGTGATGACTAGGCATGGCCTTGGTTATGAAGATCTTAAAAAAGTCAATGAAGGCATAATTTACTGTTCTATGACTGGATACGGTCACGCTAGTCCAAATAAAATGGTTGCTGGTTACGATCCAATTGCTCAAGCTGAAAGCGGCATGATGTGGATGCAGGGCGAACCAGACAGACCACCGCTTCGAACTGGTGTCTCCTATGGAGATATGTTTACTGGTATGTTTGCCTGTCAAGCAATTTTAGGAGCATTAATTGCCCGAACACGAGACGGTGGGCAAGGTCAACATGTTGATATAGCTCTCTTAGATAGTACTGTTGCGGTTGGTGGTAACTACGCCCAGCACGCTTTGCTTACAGGTATAAGTCCGATGCGTTACGGGAATGAACATCCATTCTCAGAACCACTTGGAACCTATGAATGCAAAGACGGTTTACTTACTTTGATTGCTTCGGCTGAAAACCAGTGGGAGCGGTTCTGTAGAGACGGTCTAGAGAGACCTGACTTACTAGATGATCCGAAGCTAAAGGGTGTTGAAAATCGTGTTGCCAACAGAGAGCATACACGTAAAATGATTACAGACGTCTTAAAACAAAAAACAAGGGCGGAATGGGTCACCAAATTACGCTCAGCTGGATTGGCTGTTGGTGTCATACGTGATTTTGTCGAAGCCCTTTCAGCACCAGAACTTAGAGCTAGGGGCATGGTTCAAACCACGACCCACAAACGGCTAGGAAACATAGAACATGTTGCTAGTCCGATGCGGCTGTCTCGTACGCCTACGGTGCCAGTGACCTCAGGTGCTTTGTTAGGAGAGCATAGTCGAGAATGTCTAGTCTGGGCTGGTTATTCGGAAGACGAGATCGAAACACTAATCCAAGAAGGCATAACAATAGAAACTAAGGAATAATTTTATGAAAAAAATGCAATTTATCTGCATTTTTTTTCTCTAGGGGGGTTTAAATCCTGCTCTAGAACCATTATATCTATATTATCAACAAGAAAGATATCGGATATGACAAAGGCAAACCCACTTAAAAATAAGTACGATGTAACTTCCGAAGTAGCTCGTATCGGGTTTCTTCGTCAGTATCTAATCTCAGAGGGCCTAGACGCTGAAGGGGTCTACGGACTTACTTTGGAAGAAATGGACATGGCTTATCGATTGCTCAATACAAAAAACGTTGCAGCTTAAGGAGAAGCTTATGGTTATGTTAACAACCTATGAAGAGCGTATCGCCTATATCAAAAGCATTGCTGAGCGTCAAGCTCGTATGCGGCGTCTGAAAGAAAAGGGGCGTATTGCTATGAGGTGGACGGATGAGGAAGAGCCTCGTTCACGTCGGAAGAATCTTACTGCTCAGTATGATAGTGGAGAATCTGAAATCCATTACACTGATGCTAGTAAGTACGCTAAGCAATATTATGGTGATGTTGCTTACCACACAACCAAATTTGACAACGATTGGGATTAGGTGATTATTATGATGGAAACTATTGGACAGGAGATCATGCTAATGGATATTGAAGAAATGCGCGAAAAGCTCCGCTCTGGTTCACACCAAGTGGTATTCACAAAAGTTGATGGTACAGAACGTAAGATGACCTGCACCTTGGATGAATCGTTTATCCCTCAAGCCTTCTGGCCTAAATCCGAAGGTGAGAAACGTAGGAAAACGGCTGCAACGCCAGCTAATCTTCTACAGGTATTCGATATTGAAAATCAAGGTTGGAGGTCCTTCCGTTTCGAGAACGTAATATCCTTTGCATAAATAAAGACAAAAGGAGTGCCTATGTACATCGAACCATGGATAGTAAATCTGCTCTGGGCGTTCTGTTTTACAGGTACCGGTATCCTTATCGGCTTCTATAAAAATAGAAATGACCACGAACAGATAGTAGAGACAACTCTAGACTACCTGGTTGATCATGGCTACGTTCTCACTAGGTCGGGTCCAGACGGATTAGAGCTGGTTAAGTTAGTCGAGAAAAAGTGATTTACATCTGCAACCAACTATGGTAGAATGATATCCATAAACATGGAGATATATGATGGCAGGTAGAAAAATCAGTCTTAAGCCTCGAGCTAAGAAAGCCCCAACTGTACGTCGATTTAAAACTGGTGTAGAAGCAGCACCTGTCGACTACGGCTTTCGCTGGTTCAAAGAATACTTCCGTCTGGACCTAGACCGTAAGGATGTCTCTAGGATCCTTAAAGATTATATTAAAGACAATTATAAAGGCGAAGAAAGATCCTTGCTGCTTTCTGCTCCCGATCATTGGTACACTGGTCGAGGTGAAGTTGCTGCGAGTATCATGTGGCGCAAGAAGGGTATGGACTTCCCAGACAATTGGGATCCACAACGGCACGTAAATTATTATATCGATCAGGTCCGTCACGCAGCTTTAACTAAAGCCCAAAAAGATGAAGATCCTGATAAAGAGATGATAGTACCTACTGTTAGTCCTATGGAAAGAGTCCAGAGAAAGACTGATAGCTTCATTAGTAAAATTGACGAATATCTCGATACGTGGGAAGAGCGTGAAGGCTTTAGTATGTTTAATGAGATGACTAAAGAAGGTCTAAGCAGCTTTAGTGCCTCTGCAGTTCTTGCATACTACAAGCGGATCTTTGTCGAGCTTAGAGAGTTGATTGATAAAAAGACTCCTGAACTCGTCGAAGCTTATTCACATTGGTCTGTACCTCAGCGTAAGAAATACTTTGCATTCGTTTCATCTATAGTTTCTGACGCTGACAAATATGTTCTATCCAAAAAGGCTCAACGTAGACCTAGTAAACCACGTGTCAAGTCTGCAGATAAACAAGTAGCTAAATTGAATTTTGCAAAAGACTCTGCAGAGTTTAAGCTTACATCTATCGATCCTACAAAAATCATCGGAGCACAAAGACTATATACTTTTCATGTAAAGGAAAGAATAGTAACAGAGTTTGTAACCAATAGTGGTAACGGCTTCGAGATCAGTGGTTCGACACTTAAGAATTTCGCTACTGAAAGATCTAGATCCATTCGATTGCGTAAGCCCGAGGATACTCTAGTTATCTTCCTTAGAAAGACGACTGCTCAGATTGATAAAGAGTGGTCAGAACTTACAACTAAGACGACTACTCCAAATGGTCGTATCAATAAGGACATGATCCTTCTGAGGGTAATCGAATGACAGACTTCTTAACTAAATCCGAGTTTACTAAACTCGTTGAACGCAACGTGCTAGATAAACACATGAGTTATCTAGAGGCTATATTGTATATCTGTGATGAAAATGGAATCGACCCAGAAGATTCTAAGAAATTCATCTCAGCTCCAATCCAAGAGAAGCTCGAAGGTGAAGCTATGAAACTAAATCTCATACCTAAAGGTGGGACATTAGACTTTGACTGAGGATCCTTTCGTAGAGGAAATATTCACTTTAGATGAATTGGAAGAATTTAAATTCCTGGCAGAATCCGAAAACTGGAAACCTGCTGAGGGTTATAGTGGTCAAGATGAATCATTCAGGAAATCAGATATAAAAAAACTTAATCATCTCTGGTTTCCTGATTTCAGCCGTAGGTTGATAGAAGCTTCCAGACTAAAAGATCGTAATTTAATAGTACGTGAATTTCATTTTCTAAGATATCAAAAGGGTGATTACATCAACGGTCATGTTGACAGACCATCAGCAATTTTTGATACTAATAGGATAGTTTCAACTGTTACTTTAATCCATGAAAGTGAAGATATAAAAGGGGGAATCTTCGAGATACAAGATAAAGGCAGTGGCAGATGGAACCCAGTCCTACTCAAAAAGGGCCAGACACTATTCTTTGATTCGGCAAAAACCATACACCGGGTCACAGAACTTCTAAGCGGTGAACGATTCAGTCTTATCGCTTGGATCCATAAACCGTATAAATAGGTGTACTATACATTGTTTATATGGTAGAATACTTCAGTTAACATTTCAGCAATATAAGGAAACATACAATGTCTTTTGCAAATCTAAAACGTAACCGCGGACAAATCGAAAAGCTCGTATCTGCTGCCGAAGGAATCTCAGGCAGCACTAGCAACAACTCCTACAAAGATGATCGGATGTGGAAGCCTACCCAAGATAAAATGGGTAATGGATACGCTGTTGTTCGATTCTTGCCTGCAGGTGAAGGTCAAGATCTTCCATGGGTACGCTACTGGGATCACGGGTTTAAAGGCCCAACTGGTAAGTGGTACATCGAACGTTCCCTGACCTCAATTGGTAAAGAGGATCCGGTCGGTGAGATGAACTCTCGCCTATGGAATACAGGTAATGATGTAGACAAAGAACAAGCACGTGATCAAAAACGTCGTCTACATTATGTGTCGAACGTGCTGGTTATTTCGGATCCAGCTAATCCTGACAACGAAGGTCGTGTCTTCATGTATCAGTACGGTAAGAAGATCTTCGATAAGATCATGGATATGATGCAACCTCAGTTCCAGGACGAAGCACCAGTTAATCCATTTGATTTCTGGGAAGGTGCTAACTTTAAGATCAAGATCCGCAAAGTCGACGGTTGGGTAAACTACGACAAATCAGAGTTTGATTCACAGAGTGAGTTATACGATGGTGATGATGCAAAGCTTGAATCAGTATACAATGCTATGCATGATCTTGGTGAGTTTACTGATGCTAAGAACTATAAGCCATACGCTGAACTGAAAGCGAAGTTGGATTCGGTACTTGGTACTGCTCCTTCTATTCGTGAAGAGATCTCATTGGGTGAAGAAGCACCAGCTCCTCAACTTCGTGAGATGCCAGCTCAGAGTATCGAAGAAGCCTCGAATGATGATGAGGATGAAGACGATACGATGAAGTATTTCGCTCAGTTAGCTAATAGTTAAAGATAAGATAGCCCAGGAGTCCCAAGACCATATTGATCTATGGTACTGGGACTCCCTTGGGATACATTTATACTTTGATTCGTTGTATTACCAGAAATTTTTCTATTATCAACAGAAACTGGAGCGATATTAACACTTCCAGCGGCTCTTCTTGCATTTTGTTGTTCAGTTAGCAATTCACCCATGTCTATATTATTTAAGCCTTGTTGTCTTAATAAGTAGGATCTATTAACAGCACCTTGTATATCCTCTCCCTTATTAACACCAACGGTTTCCCCTAAATCGAACCCGTTAGGACTAATAGACGTTTTCTTTTCAGGTGTACGAAGCGCCGGTCTAGGTTTCTTAAGAAATTCTTCGATAATAGCTTTATTTTTTGGATCATTTAACATCTTTGAAAAAGCTGCTTGATTATCCATTAAAAGCCTTCTATCAACTTGTCCTACTAAATTTTGTATCTCAAGCTGTTTGCTAAGAATATCGTCCACGGTTTTTAAATCTGGATATTTTGCCATTACAGCATCAATATAATCTTGGATTTTAAGTGATTGAAATGCTTTAACTGCCCGTGGACCTATATCTTGAGGCGTACCTGTTTTACGTAAAAGTTCTGTTAATTGATCAATCTTAGCTTGAACACTGTCTAGATCTTTAGGATTCATTTTACCAGAATCTCTGTACTCTTTTAATGCTTGAACTGCATTATCAACTTGAATTCTCTCGCGGTCAGTTAGTTTATTTGGATCCCCACCCGATTTAAATAATATATCTTCTGCTATTTCAAGCGCTTTAGCTCTATTTTCAATCTCACTTTTCCTCAAATAATCTAAAACTATATTACCTAGTCCTATCATCATTCCTGCAATGGCGCCAACGATTAATCCCTTTGGCCCGAACATGCTTCCAATTGCCATACCACCAGTGGTCCATTGAGCCCATTCAGATACATTATCTTTAGTTGCTTGATCGCCTCCTACAGCTTCACCGAGATAAGCACCTACGGCTGTACCCATAGCAAGTAATGCTGCAGCATTTAAAAATCTACTACCAAATCCCGTCAGGAAACTGTCTCGAAGAGGTTTCTTTAGCTTTTTAAATCGACCTTTCTCATCTCTTCCTACCTTAGCATCTTTAAAAGCTAATTCTTGACCACCCAATCCTTTAGTCAGAGCACCATAGATTAAAGCTGGACCGAAGAAGGCTGCTACAGTTGTACCTAATGTAATTAAGTCTTCGTTGGTAATATCATACTTAATATCATCAGTGAGATTAATTGTGCCTAGTTTTTTCTCTAATGACTCTTTAGACAAAGTAGAACTAATGGCTTTGGATATTAAATCTCCTAGGAAGACCGCAATACCAAATTTCTTACCAAATATACTTGCTACAATACCTTTTACTAAAGCCCCATTGATATCCGAAGCTAGACCCTTCATCTCAGTATCATTTAGATTAAAGATATCATCGACACTTAAACCTTTTAACGCTGATTCGATAATCTGTTCACCGAAAAGACCTACGATTCCTGCTAATGCACCACGACCTAGAGCTTTGCCCATCCCTCTCGCGAGCGCTCTCGAAAGGGCCGCTCCACCGATGCCTAATCCAAGCCCAGCAAGCAGTTTATTAACATCTTCTAATCCTGTGCCTTCAAAAAGGCCTTTTTTAAGTGATGAACCGATACTACCTTTACCTTCACCTCCGTATCTCATTATTTGAGATTTAAGGCTTTGGTTCTGCTTTCTTTTGGCCTCTAGATCATCGAGCTTTTCTTGTTTTTTAGATCTGGCATCTCTTAACAATTGGGCCTTTACAGCAGCAAAATTCTGCGTCTGAGCTTTTAGCTGAGAGTTAGTATCTTGTAGTTCTTTGACTACGTCTTCTAATGTTACTGCCATAAGAATAGCCCTTATTGATTTCGTTCTTGTGCTTCTCTTTGTTCTTTTAACTGATTAAGTAACATATCCAAATAAACTTCCCTCTCCCAGGGAATCATGCCATCTATGTCTTGTAGCGAATAATGAAAGTTTTGAATCAATTGGTAGTTCACCTTATAGAAGTTAACTAAGCTGTCGTGGGAGAGGGTAATTGAAAAAAATCTTGTAACCCCTCCAACACAAAGTTTTGTTCTTTACTGCACGCTTCACAATTAAAATGAACCTCGTGACTAAGCCTTGGCAGTTTCTGTGTAAATGCCACGATCTTGTCAAATTGGCTTGTAGTCAATTCATTTAAAAACGTCTCTACGCTTTCTCGTGTCTCGTCCTTGAAAGAGATCCTTTCCTCTTCAGTCTCTAAATGATCTAAGCATTCATATATCAATCCGTATAAAGCATCGACTTCGGATTGATCGGTGTTCTTTGCTTCCTCAAGTAGTGCATTATATCTGGGATATCTAAGTTTCAGATTCACTGTATCAGTGAGCTGGACTGAAGGCACTTTCTCGGGGAGATCAATTTTAACATCTTCTAGTGGTATACTAATCTCTGTGTACTCTTGACACTCATTGCAGGGCATACGAATTATAGACGTTTCACCTGCTGACTTCATTCGGATACGAATAAACATATATTCGATATCGAAGGTTGCTAAAGTGTTTACATCGATAGGTTCTTGTACACATGCTGCAATTGAATCCATAATTGCTCTTAGGATATGATCAATCTCGCCAGTTTCCAAAGCAATCAATAGAACTTTTTGTTCTTTTACTAGGAAAGGTCTATAGGATACTTTCTGTCCAGTAGACGGGATAGTCATATAATAAATGGGTACATCATTAATCTTGGGTAAAGCCATCTCAAATCATTCCTTTATTCACCAATATTATTGCCAAAAATGTTTGTAATCTGATTACCACTAACTCCGCCGATCGATACTCCACCTGGATTATCTAAGACCTTAGCAGCAATCTTACCAGGTGCACCAAATTTACTAAGTACACCACTTAACGGTCCACCGCCAGCACCTACACCACCGGATGTCCAATACTTATATGACAATTGAACATTTAATCTTAAGATGTCATCAGGAGCATCATTACCAAGTTCAACGAGGGTCATAGTAGTAGGAAATGCTTGTACTAGAGTACACGAATAAACTACTTTGTCTGCTGTTGCAAAACTTAAATCTAGCTCACCTTGTGCAAAATCGAAGGGACCGATTTTAGGTAGATTATTTTGTATATCTGCAGGTAATCTAGGTATACCTAATGGGGTCTTATAAATTGGTAATCCTACGCCTTTTGCCATTTGTTGTATCTGAACATCCTTAGCATAGCTATTCAGATATCCGACCTCACCACGTTCTTGGTTAACACAAAGGCTTTGCCATACGTCAAAGTATTGCCTAACGCCATAGTCGTTTAACAGTAAAAAGGTGAGGTTCACATCATCGTATAAATTGTCTGTAGCAACCTTTTGTTTGATAATTCCATGTCTTCTTTCCTGGGTCATTATTTGCCGACCAGGAATATTTACGTTTGTGCAAAGGAGGTTTATCTCTGAAGACGTAGCACCAGGCATCGAAGGTAATCTAACACTAAATACGTTGCCTCTAGCTATACCGTCTTTCTGAGAAATTATGGACTTTAACTGTTCAATGCTAGCCATTAAAACTTCCTTCTTGAATCTGCATATATTTTACTCTTACTTGCCTTTTCAAACTGTGCGGTCGGTAAGAATGTTGCAATTTCCCACTCTGGTGCTTCGACCTTAGCAAATCGTGATTGCACGTGTTCAGTTAAATAGTGCTTAAAACACGGTTTGAAATACTTCATCTTACCAGCACTTTTAAGTATTTGGTAGGATAAGCGGAATCGAGTGGTATCATCATATAGTCTATTGTTAATTACTTCAAGCAAGGCATCTAGAAACTTAGCTCTGAGAAGCGGAGGGAGATAATGCAGATTCAATCCGTAAAATCCTCCTTCAGCTTTTTCTACCATAATAACAAGAGGGAATCTATCATAATAAGGAAGCGTATCTTTATGCTTAGGATCGTAGTAGAACATGTACATATCACCAGGCATCGGCTGAGATACTTTTTTTATAGGATCTTCATTCATAAGCTCATTTCGATTAATCCTACTAACGCTTTTTCCTAATTGCGCAGATTTCTTTCTGAACCATTCACGAGATTCGCGGGTTCTTAACGTTAATCCCTTTCGGAATGCTTCAATCTCTAGTTTGTAGAATAAATTGCTCATGATGCTATTTATACTGTTTTTCTAGATTTCTTGGAATAAGCCTTTAATGGTTTCGTAGATTTGGGCTTGATCCCCATCTTTTCTAAATGATGTTCTGTCCAGATCTGGAATCCCCAACCTCGATCAGCTGCAAAGTTTTGTGCCGCTGACCATTTATTCATATTCTTTATATAGGTCATACCTTCTTGTAGATATCGTCTTGTCTTTCTACCTTTGAACTCTGGCGGCTTGGTTTCTTTTTCTGGTTTTATTTCAATTAAAAAGGTTTTACCGTCCTCGAAAGTAATCTTTAAGTCCATAAAATATCGATGATATTTCTTATCGACTTCATAGTAATAAGGTATTATAACCTCTTCACTCGACCAGCTTTTAACAGAGGAGTTTAAATCACACCATTTGAAGCAGTACTTTTCCCATTGGGATCTATAAACTACGTTAGTGAAGTCCCCTTTGTACTTCTCTGGGTTTTTTACTTTATATTTGCCAGAATATGTCATGAGTTTCCATATAAATAATGCATGTAACCTGGATATTTATAGGAACGATTTTATGTCAATTGAATCATTCGCTGAACTTGGCCCCGGCGGAAGCTTAGTAGGAAGTTTAGCTTCTAAAAAGGCAAAGAGCGTAGCTTTGAGCTATCCTCTCTCCGGGGGAAATGAATATGCCGGTAAATTAGTATTTCATATCGTCGATGAAGAAGCAGAAAAACCTGCAGCAATAACATTTCTCGACGCCAATCCAAGTTCATCGACAAAACAAGCACAAATTGATGATTTTGCAGCGCTTGGGACAGCGACGGCCGTTGATGATTTTGCAGCGCTAAACACTAATGCAGCAGTAACTGCTAAGGCAAAATTAGCAAGTACTGAAACCTCACCTGCTTTAGTTAAAGCAACAGACGTTTCGAAAGAGCCTAAGTTAATAGCTGGTAGAAAAGTTTCATTATATTTGCCACAAGCCTTACAAATACAGGATGCGGCTGCTTACGATACTAACTTCGAATTAGGAAGATTAGGCGGGGTGGCAGAAGCTGCTATGGGTGCACAAAACGCTAGTGTAGAAAATATATTCCGTGAGTTTGGCGGCAGCATAAGTGATATGGCGAAAGCTGTTATGAATGGTAATGTAACTAGAGATCAAGCTAGATTAGCTGCTCAACAAATGAGTAGATTCATACCAGGTACAGGTATTCCGACTCTTGCATCTGGTGTTTTGGGATTCGCTAGTAATCCGAACGTAAGAGCATTATTTCGGACAGTACCATTAAGAAATTTCGCATTTACATTTTCTATGCTTCCTACGAGCCCTGAAGAAGCTGAAGAGATTAACGCTATTATTAAATTCTTTAGGACAGAACTATATCCAGAATCACTTTCGACTGGCAACGTAGCAATAGGCTATAAATTCCCAAGTAGATTTGTTATCAGGGCTCAATATAAAGATGCAAACATCCAAGGTATAAAATTTCTTCCTATGTATCTTCAAGCAATTAATACAGTTTATAACCCAAGTGGGATGGGCATGCATTCTGATGGTAATTTTTCAGAATATACTCTTACTCTGTCCTTTACTGAAGCAAAGGCTCTTTCAAGACAAGATGTAGAGCTAGGAGGCTACTAATGGCTGGTTTCTTTTCATCATATCCAATTATAAATTATAGATTTGGCAATGAAATAACACCAACCTTATTTCAGAATCTATCCGTCTATCTAACTTTGGTCGATGAGCTTAAAGATGTAGTAGAATCATATACTACAGTGTTCATCGAAGAAGGCGATAGACCAGACTCACTCTCATATAAGCTTTACGGGAACATTCGATACTATTGGACCTTTTACTTTTTAAATGATGATATAAGAGAATCTGGCTGGCCGATCGGTATACAAGATCTATATGCTAGAGCTAAAATAGATTATCCACATTGGGTTGTAACCACACAAGATGATATTACAGATAAATTCGTAGAAGGCGATACGGTAACAGGTCTAACTTCTGGATCGGTTGGAACCGTAGTAAAAAGATATTTAGATTTAGGTCAAATTATAATCGATGGACCAGATAATTATAATGTTGGCGAAACAATCAGAGCCAATACTGAAATTGAAAATATAGCTACCGTTAGTAGTAACGTTAAACAATATAATGCGGTTCACCATTATGAGGACACATCGGGTAATTGGATCGATATAAATCCATATGACCCAGACACAAATGGATTAATACCTATTACATATCAGGATCGAATGATAGCTCGAAACGAAGAATTGAAAGAAATTAGAACTTTTAAACCAGCCGTAGTTTCTCAGATCCAAGCTGAATATGAAAAGGTTCTCAGAAGAGGCTTTTAATGAGCACAGATTCGAAAACATATCAATCGGGTAACGATTATATATTAACTGCCGTGGTAGTTACCAATGAATATGGTGAAGCAATAAATGTAAGGAATAATGTACACAGTATCAGTATATACGAGAATCTTGAACGACCTTATCTAACGGGTGACATTATAATTAAAGACGACTTTGGATTTTATGACAAATTTAAAATCAACGGGACCGAAACAGTAGTTATAACCCTTACCAATCCTACACTAGAATTTACAGTTATTAAAACTTTTATATTATCCGAGATACCTAGCTATGCTAAGACTGGCGACTATGCCGAAATACTTCATATAAAATTAATTGAGAAAATAGGGTTTGACAACCAACTGACTAAATTTAGCAGGTCCTATCAAGGTAATCCAGCAAAGATAATACAAAAGATTGTTCAAGATAATTTAGGCGGTGCTGCTGTTATTGTAGGAGGAATACCTCCAGTTCAAAGTAATTCAACTAAATTTGTTGTTCCATATTCTACGGCATTTGAAGCATGTGAGATGATAAAAAATAGAGCATGTACACAATACGGTCTTCCTTTCTTTTTTTATAGAACTTTAGTTGATGATGATTTTCAATTTAAATCCGTTGAAGAGATGATATTAACTCCGCCCTGGAATCAAGGTCTACCATTTAGATATTCTGAAGCTTTTACTAATTCAGATATACATCACCATTCCCAACTTAATGCATTCATTGTCCAAGGCTTTAGTGCTTTACATAAAGAAAATGCTCTTAAATTGGTTGAAGCAGCTGCAGTAGGATCTAGCTATCAAATTATAGACGTAACTTCTGGAAGAAGAGAAACTTTCCAATATAATGTAGAAACAGTATTTAATGATTTATATGAAGGTAAAATTTTATCACTTGAAGAAAATCCTGTTATGACTACTGACTATCATAGAGGCGATCTACAATTTATAGGTCAACTTCCTTCGAAAGTGGTTTCGAGGGTAGTAATGAATAATACACACGGGACAGACTTTAAAAATTGGGTAGAAGAGGATCAAATATCTGCCTACCGATTAGATGCTGCTAGGCTTTCTCTTAGTGCTATGCTTAAGAAAAATTCTATTAATATATCTGTTCCAGGATCAATGTTTTTATATGAAAAGAATAGATCTATAGGTGCACAGATTGATTTCTTCTATCATACTACTGATACACAACTCCTCGATGCAGGTGAAGTAAGTGAAGATGATATAAGAGATAAGAAAAGGTCTGGTAAATATGTCGTGTATGCAGCCCGGCATTCTTTCACTTTAACCTCACATGATGTTGAATTATCTGCAGTAAAATTAGGAAACTTGACATGAAGCCTATAAAAAAAGAATTCTATGGTGATAGCTTTAGATGGTTTATTGGGGTAGTTGAGGAACGCTCATCCGATCAACCCCGATTAGGTAGGGTCAAAGTTAGGATATATGGTGTACACGGTAATAGAGAAGAGATCCCAGTAGCTGATCTACCTTATGCTCAAGTATTAGTACCAACTACTGAACCAGGGGTTTCAGGACTAGGTAGAAATCCTATGCTCACTGAAGGTGCTACAGTGTTCGGTATATTCTTAGACGGAGAGACTTCTCAGCTTCCGTTAGTTTTAGGATCTCTCCCTGTTATCGAAGTACCTTCTATAGATCAATTGAATATGGAATCAAATGATGAAGCATTAAACAATACCCTAAAGAAGATACACGGAACTATTATCGGCGGAACTGTTGGTGCTGGCACAGGTGGTACTGCAGGGATGAGGAGCGCATTAGCCAATGGGTTAGATGGCTTTGAATATGACGTAGATGCAAATGCCGGAAACAATATACAAGTTGCATGGGAATGGTTAACACTCAGTGGTAAGTTCTCATTCCCAGTTATAGCTGGTCTTTTAGGAAACTTCTTAGTAGAAAATGGATCAGGTAATCCAATTGATTTGAATCCATTTTTCGGAAGTTCTAAATCAGGTATCGCAGGTTGGGACTCTAAAGGTGTTCGAAAACAGCTACTAGAAAGTTATGCTGCAGAAAGAAAACAAGATCCACGGAGTCTTTATGTTCAATTAGAATTTGTCTTATGGGAACTAGCTACATCACCTGAATATAAGAGCGCTGAGTTAAAAACTATGAAGACCCCAGCTGAAGCAGCTTTACATGTCCAAAGAAATTATTTGAACGTTCCCTTCGGCGGTGGTATATCATCAGTAGACGGCCAAAAATCCAGACAACAAGAAGGTGAAAGAGTAGCTTATGCTAGAATGATTTATGATCAATTTACTAGGAAAACAGGCTAATGGCAATAAGTATAGGGGATCTAAATAAAGCACTAGGCCAATTAAGAAGCCAAGTAAACACCTTTGAAGCTACTGCTAAATTTCAAGATGCCTCTGAAGGTATTGAAAAAGCTTATAATAACCCATTCAGTAAATTATCACAAGACCATGGAACAGTAGTTGACGGTGTAAAAGCTTTAGGACAAAATACTGATAATCTTGCTGATGAAGAAGAAGCTAAACTTAAACCAATGGTCACTAAACTTGATCCAACTATCTCGGAAAAATTTCCTGAATTAAAAGGAAGTATCGGAGATGCTAGTGCTATGGACAAAATGTTTAAAAGTTATTTGGTTAATGCACAAGCTCTATACACAGCAGCAAAGCCAGCAGTAACAACTGAAGCCAGGATGTTAGATGAAATAGTACAAGATGGTTCTTTACAATCTACTGTAGTGACTATATCAGATCGAACTGGCAAAAGCTTAGAAGATACTACAAAAGAATTAGATAAATTTAAACCTGAAAATTTAACTAGTGATTATAATACATTAGTCAAGAAGGTTAAATCCGAAGAATTTCAGAAAGAGTTCTCCGCGGCCAATAATAAGTTATCTGGTCTTATGGATAGATTTACTGGTGGATTTGGTTCTGGTGGTGGTCTTATGAAAAACTTAACTGAGAAACTTACTAGTAATATAAGCAGCGCTACTAAAAGCTTAGATCTACCAAATGTAAACAGCAGAGGGATAACGAGTCAGGTTCTATCGGGAGACGCAGCAGGAGCTAGAAATATTCTATCTTCTAAGGTGACAATCCCATCTAGCCTTTCATCTTTTGCTAGTTCTTTCCCAGGGGCAACCGCAGGATTAGACGGTACAACTACTTTTGGAAATAGTAAGCAGTTATCTAGCTTTTTAACTGGAACTAAAAATAAAATAAGTGATCCAGGTTTACAAACCCAACTTGGACAAGCTACTTCTAAAGCTGATAGTATTTTTACTAAAATTACCGATCGTCTAGGATCTGTAGGTGGGGCAGTTACTCCAGCACCAGAAACGCCAACTAATAATAATCCCGTAGTTAATTATACTACTAAAAAAGTCAAGCCTTATCAATTAATGAATTCTACTGAAGAAATAGTTAAATATCTTCAAGCCGCAAACCGAGAGCTTAGTACACTCACGGTTGGTTGGACTCAATTACCATTAGATAACTCAAATTGGACTGCTTGGAATTATGCAAATGCTGTGACCCAGGCGGTTGGAGCAAATGCTACACCTGATGATCCTAACTATAGACCATTTCAGGGAGATGTGCTATATGGCACAAGTCATTTCTTTATAAGAAAAGACGGAACCTTAGAAACTGCACGACCAATAGATCTGCTAAGAGGATATAGCACATATAGACCTGACGGCGTAGACGTTTTCGGTCCATATAACGTGTTTGTAATCTTTAATGCTGGTTATAATTGTTATAGAAAGAAATTTAAAGGCGGTAAAATTCCTCAATCGGAGTTAACTGCTCAAAGTATTACTGCAGAGCAATGGAAAACATTTAATATGCTATTAGATGCTTGGTATACTTTCTTCCCAGCTGGTGATGCTTTCGGACAATTAGATTTATATAAAGAATTCAAATCACCATCACCTGGGTTTGACGTACCTTCTTATGTTGGTAAAGCCCCGTGGAATAAAGCTAATACTGGAGAGCCTAAGGTTCTAAACAGGCTTTTAAGCCCAGACGAAATTGCAATACAGAATAAAGAACAGATGCTAGTAAAACTTAGAGAAATTAGGGACTATATGTAATGGCAGATGAAGACATCAATCTAGACGAAGCAAGTATTACTAATTCTGGTGGCGGATTCTCTGATCCTAGAGGCGAATATCCTAGAGTAAATTATTATTATAAACCATCTTTAAACCAAGAAATTTATGGTCAAGCAAAAACTATAGTAGGACTTGGTGGTGGGGATCCTGCTGTTAATTTGATTGGATTTACAGCTGGTGATACGGTACCACCTCAATATGGTAAAATACAAATCCAAGAAACTGCTTCTGGGCATAAATTTATTATGGATGATACGCCCGGCGGCGAGCGAGTGGTTGTGTATCATAAGACTGGGGCTGGCGTAGAGCTTAAGCCAGACGGAACTGTAAACATACGTTCTAAAAATAATATGGCAATTATGATCGATGCAAATGGTGTAATATACACCGAAGGCGATCTACGAATCTCTGCTAAGAATCTATCTTTAGACGTCCGCGGCGATTTGGATATGACAGTTCATAATGACTGGAAGATTAATGTAAAGGGCGATGTGAAGGAAAAGATTGAAGGGGCTTATAGACAAGAGATTCTTAAGAACTTCGGGCAAGAGGTCCACAAGAACGTTAATAAAACAGTATTGGGATCTGAAACACAAACAGTATTGGGAAATTACTATAACATAGTAAAGCTCAATGCTGAATATACTGTCGGACAAGAATTTAAGAATGCGGTAGGCGCTGGCTATAAAACTACAGCACAGGGTGAAATGGTACAATCGGCACCAAGCGTTAGTATCTCAGCAGGTGATTTAAGTGTCGTAGGAGCTGGTGGTACGATTGGCGGCGATAAGATGATCTACTATGGAAACACCGCTCATATAGATCGTGTAAACTCTACAGCCATGTATGCTACCACATTCCATGGCTCATTACACGGCAAAGCAGAGTTCGCTTCAAAGGCAGATCAGGCGGGCGTTGCTCCTCCTGGACCTGGTTCTGGCGGCGGTACCTATACCTATGATTCAGCAGATAACAACATGACCACCGAACCAACTGAAGATATGATGGAGAAGGTTCTTACGTATTCTTCAAGAGGCGTGGTAAAAGTACAGGTTGATAAAGACGATTTCATTAAGAATAAGATCGATCGTACTGTGGATATGGGTAACGTAATTAATAGAAAACTGGATGCTAATGAAGTCCGGGTCAGAATGAAAGAAGAAAAGCATCAAAACAATTCCAAATTTATCGGTCAGGTAATTGCAGACAAGGTGCTTTCAGAGGCATATATCAATAAGACTCCACCAAATGTCGGAAGAACTTACAGCGGTCCTGGATCCGTATCGTTTGTCCCACAGGGGGCGAACGTTACAGCAGCTGGTACAGGAACAGGCAAATTCATTACTGGCAGTAGAGAAAGTTTCAAAGGATTTAAGCCTGATTCTAAATACGATCCAATGGCTATCCCGCCAATTGATGGTGTTACATCCATAAACTCAAAAACTGAAGTCGGGGCTGGAATACCTATCTCTACGTTCTTAACTGGTAGGGGATTCGCTACTAACCTAGGTCACTTGGGTACTTTCGAAGATAGACAAGCATTAGCCCGACAGCTCTTGTTACAATCTGAGGTTATTAAATTAGCCAGAAACAATAAGGATGCTTATAAAGATTTCAGATGTGTAGTTACTGAAGGCATATACAAACCGTATGATACCGAGGAACTTACAGAGGGGGAAATACTAGATCTTTCTTCTAAGGGAAGAGCTATAACGTATGAATTGTTCGACGAAAGAAATAAACAATATACTGAAATTACCTATCAATTCGCCGAATATCTTGCAGAATATCTAGTAGGATATGATAAGATTGCTTTATATTACGATCAATATGATCCCAAGGTTGATGCTATTCACAGTCAAATAACTGTTATTATGCCAGAAGTAGATGATGAATATAAATGTGCACCTCCTACATATAAATTAGAAACATACTTCAACGGTAAGCTGTTAAGCAATAGTGATTTACAAGAAGTTATTAACTATTCTTCACCAGCAGTTGGTAAAATAGGTAACGCTATACCGGGGGAACAGATCTTACAATATGAGGTAAGTGGCATTCGTGATCTTCCTTGCAATAGATCATTTGAAAGGATATTGGTAGATTCAGCTAAAGCTGTTAAACTCGATAAGGTAGTTATTACCTCAGCTAAACAGCCTGGTACGAGTGGCAGAAGGCTTGGATCTATGAGACATGATACAGGTAATGCTGCCGATGTTTATTTAGTGTACAAAGGCAGAATCTTAAATTCTTCTAAATTGACTGATAGAACTGTTATGATGAAATTTATTTCAGAGTGTGTTGGTCGTGGTGTTAGAGGCGCTGGTCATGGTGAAAAATATATGGGCCCAACAATTCTCCATTTAGATACGCTAGGACAGAGTCTCGGCTCCGGTCAATTTAATCCACAAATAACAACTACGTGGGGAGATTCTGAATGGCTTTTTGCTGCAGTAACTGATGCTAGAAACTCAATAGTTTAAACTCATAATTCGGATAAAACAGTTATAAATAAGAAGAAACCCTGAGGAAAATATGGCTAGAGCTTTAGCATTAGAGGATAAAAATCTTTCAGTCTCGTCTGTAAACATGGTGAGACGACGGGTTTATAGTGATATAGATCTAACCTTTGCATCCAAACAAAACGGTGACATTTATAAGAAGACTGAAGCTGCTGCTGTTAAGCAAGCAGTAAAAAATTTAATTTTAACTAATTATCATGAAAAACCGTTTAATCCTACTTTTGGATGTAGCATCAGATCTTTATTATTCGAACTTGCAGACGATGACACAGCATTTGAAATAGAAAATAATGTTAAAAACGCTATTGAAAGATGGGAACCGAGAGCAAGACTTTTATCGGTTATTGCCAACGTTGCTTTAGATAATAATTCCGTAGATGTAACAGTAATTTTTAAGGTAATTAATACTGAAGAAGAAGTTACCTTTACTACAACTCTGATAAGGTTGAGATAAATGGCTACTACTATTAGATCCAGCGCACTAGATTTCGAAAACATAAAAGCGAATCTTAGGACTTATATTAAAGCTAAGCCCGAATTTGCAGATTACGACTTTGAGGCTGCTGGTCTTAGCAATATAATGGATCTACTTGCCTACAATACACACGTAAACGGATTAGTAGCCAACTTTACCTTAAACGAATCCTTCCTGGGTACAGCACAGCTCAGAGCTTCCGTGGTTTCACTAGCCACTGGTATTGGTTATATTCCTGATACTAAAACCGCTTCTAGAGGTAGCGTTAGGGTTAGTGTAAATCTATCCGGTTTAGCTGGACGCCCTTCTACTATTACTCTACCAGCTTATACTAGATTTACTTCATCTTTAGACGATCTTCAATATACGTTCCAAACAATTGATCAATTTTCAGCTGTTGATGATGGATCAGGAGTTTATGTATTTCAAACGAATGATGGTTCCACATCTTTACCAATATATGAAGGCCAACGGAAAACCAAGACATTTATAGTAGGCGAGTATAGCGAAAAAGACGTCTATATTATTCCAGATGTAAATTTAGATGCTGATACCGTTTCAGTCGAAGTATATGAAAGTTTCAGCAGTGATCAGAAAACCAATTATACTAATATCATAGATGCAACTTCTGTTAATGAAAATTCTACAATCTATATTTTGAAAGAAGCTCCTAATGAATTTTTCCAATTAAGCTTTGGTGCAAATGATATCTTAGGTAAAGCACCGGTCGCCGGAAATACTATTAGAGTAAATTATATTTCTACCAATGGTAAAGATGCAAATGCGGCTTCAGGATTTACTGCAGTTGATGACGTAACAGTCTTAGGCGTAGATTATAACTTAAGCGTTACTACCGTATCCAAATCAATAGGTGGTGATGATAAAGAATCCATCGAATCAATTCGTAGAAATGCACCGTTCCAATATGCTACACAAAATAGAATGGTTACACCCGAAGACTATACATCAATTATTCTCCGTAACTATTCAACCCTAATTAAAGATATAAAATCTTGGGGTGGAGAGGATAATCCATCTCCAAAATTCGGGACGGTATTCTCATCTATTCTTTTCGAAGATGATGTTACTGAAGCACAAGTAAATGAAACGAAAAGAGCTATAGAAGATCTCGTAAAGCAATTAGCTATCATTTCTTTCAGGGTGGAATTTGCAGATCCAGTTGAGACATTTGTAGAAACTGACGTATACTTCCAAATTAACCCTAAACTTACTCCTCTTTCATTGAACGCAGTAAATATAGAAGTTAAAGCTGAAATCGCTAATTATTTCTCTACAACTATAGGTGGATTTAGTCAATCTTTTAGACGTTCTAATCTTTTAACTTTAATAGATGACATCAGCCCTGCTATTCTTTCCTCGAGAGCAGACGTTCGAATGCAACAAAGAATAACCCCAACTATTGGCGCATTGAACAGTTTTAATTTAACTTTCCCAGTTAATCTAAGAGTGCCAGACGACGAAGCACCAGTTATCACTAGCACAAGCTTTGTAGTTCAGAATACGACTGTTAGGATTGAAAATAAACTAGGTTCTAATCAGCTTCGGATCGTAGATGTTGGGTCTGGAGATATTATAGTAGATAACGTAGGAAACTATGAGCCTACTTTGAGAAGAGTGAATTTGGTAGCTTTCAAGCCTACGAGTTTACTTGGTGGTAACGATTTTATAAAGATATCTGCAATACCAGCTAACCAATCAGCAATCAGTCCTATATTAAATGACATATTAAAATATGATGAAGATGCGTCAACTATCCAACCAGTACTGACATCGGCCCAGAACTAATGTCTGATCAAACTCTAAGAGACCTAAACAGAAGACCGATCTCTCTGGAGAATAACCAGATTCGTGAGGCTTTGCCTTCGTACTTTCAAGAAGAGTTTCCGACTTTAGTTAAACTCTTTGAATACTATTTTCAATATATGGATTCTGATGGTGTTAATAATGATCATGCTTTCGGTAGAAAAATTAAAGATTTACATCTTAGTAGAGATATAGGTCAAACACCACAACAAAATCTTACGTATATTGAAGACGAATTACTCTTAGGTCAGAACTACCTCGAAGGTATTTTAGACAATAGAACAGGTGCTGAGCTTTCTAATAACTTCTATAGAACAAAGGGCACAAAATATTCTATAGAAAGATTCTTTCGTTCATTCTTTGCAACTGATCCAGATGTTGTATATGGCAAGGATCTAATCTTTGAAATTAGTGCTCCTTCAACTGCACATGTTCAAAGATTTACTATTACAACTGGTGCAACATTAACTGAAACTACAAGCACTGTTGGTAGAACAAGATACTACGCTTACTCAGGAAGTTTAACAGTAACTTTAGGTGGAAATGAATTTACTGTTCCAATTAGTATTGCAGCCTCAGAAGCTCAAAGACTTAGTACAACACTAACACCAAATGAAACAAGATATTATCTCACCCAAGGAAGTTACGTTAAAGACGGAAGAACATTATGGAAAACTAGGGTAAGACCTGCAACTGGTGAATTATGGTTCGAATCACAATATGATGGATCACAAGTTAATCTATTTAGTATAGAAGGTGGGGCAATAGGTTATAATACCTATGCACAAGTTGTCGGTAAAAGCGGGGTAGGAACACCCATAGGACCAGCTTCAGGTAAGTACATCTTAAACGATAAGATTTACCAATATTGGGGAATATTACTTAAGACTGATATTGCCCAATCCGAATGGTTAGAACTTTACAAATTATTTGTACATCCTGGTGGTATGTACGTAGGATCTGAGGTTCAGATCGTTTCTGTAAATGCTGATATTAGCTTTGATAATATGCCTATCAGCGTACCTCCTCCATCTATCGATCCAGTCTTCCTCTCGGTTGCTACTATAACAACTACGCCTCTTACTGAAGCATCTGGTATTATTCCACATTCTACCACGGGAGATGGCAAGGTGCGGACGAATCTTACCCAGTACAGAATTCAAGATTACACTGACAGCAGTTACGTTTCTGGTGATTCCGATCTCTTCGGATCTATCGGATATCAGACTGCTTACTATCAGTCGATCAAGGATCTTATCCAAGAAACCTCACCGACTGTCGACGAAGATTCTGACGGCGTAACAGAAACAGCTATGAAGATGTCTAACATCCAAGAGACTATGGACCAAGACGAATTCTTCTATTATGATTCAGCATAACTTGTATAAATACAGATATTACCAAGCAGGATAAACCATGGCACGTCAAAATATTAATATCGGCTCGGCCGCAAATGATGGGACTGGCGATACGCTAAGAACGACTGGTCGCAAGATCAATGAGAATTTTGTAGAAATCTATCAAATCCTCGGTGGCGACAGTAATATTGCTTATAGTAACGTCAGACTCGGTAATAATACCCTTACATTTGAAGGTGTAGCGGAAGACGCTTACGAAACAACGATAACAGCTATCGAGCCGGTTGCCGATGCTCAAATTACTATACCGAACACTTCCGGTCAATTTATACTTGACAGTGCTACCCAAACGCTTACAAACAAGACATTAGTAGATCCTCTTTTAAAGCATCCCGACATTGGCGATTCGGCTGGCGGTACTTCTTACACATACGCTTTTAGACCTAATAAAGGTTTAGCTGCCAATAGAAATTTAACACTGCCGCTAATTACAGTTGACGATCACTTAATTTCTAGAACATCGACTGATACCCTTACAAATAAAAGATTGTTTAATGCCAGACTATCTGGTAAAGATGTTCGAATTGATTCGGATATAAACGATGCAACAGGTAACCCAGTTATCCGTATTGCTACTAGTGCTAGCTCGGTTAATTACATACAGTTTGAAGGTGCTGCAACAAGTAACGACCCAATCATCCAGACTACTGGTACAGACACAAACATAGATCTGAGATTAGCTGGTAAAGGAACCGGTAGCGTTAGATTACTGAGTGCTACACAACATGCTTCCACTAACCATTCTTCTACCGGATCAGAGATTGATCTGAATGACGATGTTAGTTATTTTACAGCTTCATCGGGAACTCAAAAACACGTGCTCCCTAGAGGAACAGATAGAAGCGGTCACATCCACACCTTCGCAAACGTAGGTGGAGCCATAGCAATAGTTATTGTGGATTCTGATGGAAGTGGAAATAGCTATTTGGGTTCAAGCGGTGGTACATATGGAAGATTTAGGATTCAACCTTACCAATCTATTCAAGCCGTTTACTCTTCTGCCGGTGATGAAGGTTGGTATTTAATCGGACTAGATTCAGATGGCGGTCTAGGATCAAATATTGTCCTAGGTACAAAGGCCACGATGCCATGATGATAAGGAAAAACTAAATGGCTGCTATAATTACAGATCAACTTAAAAGACAGATAATCCAAGATCTCTTTGATGATATCACGGATTCTGCTGGTGCAAAATATTATATTGGGATTGGAAGATCTCAGACCTGGAACGATTCTGATGTAGCTCCTACCCCGATCAACTCAGAGCGGGAAGCTAGAAACTTCCGATTGAATATGCAATCTATGAAAAGAGTTGCTGATTATTCTTTCGTGGTTCCAAGACATAACTGGTCTTCTGGTACTGTATATTCTCAGTATAACGATAATATTAGCGGTTATCCACTTAACCCTTACTACGTAATTACTGAAGCCAACTCAGTTTATATCTGCATTCGTCAAGCACGAAATAATGCAGGTGTAGCACAAGTTTCAACGGTAGAGCCAACAGGGGTATTAACTACACCATTTACAACCTCTGACGATTATACCTGGAAGTTCTTATATAATATTAACACGTTGGACGCTTCTAAGTTCTTATCAGCAAACTATATGCCAGTTCAATACATAGCCAAATTAGACTCTGATGGCGCTGGATCAATAACCTCACCAGCTTCTTATATAGAGCAAAAGGGGGTTCAAAACGCAGCAGTTGTTGGTGGATTGGCAAACATTACTGTAACTTCTGGTGGAGCAGGATACGATGCATCAAACCCACCAAACATTGTAATTAGAGGCGATGGCAAACATGCCTCAGCTGTTGCAACTATAACAAGTGGGGTTATAACAAATATAGAATTTGAAGACTCTACTAATGGTGTACCTCTTTTAGGTAACGATTATAACTTTGCACAAGTAGTATTCTCTGGTGGTGGTGCACCAACTACAGAGGCAACTGCTAGAGTCGGATTAGCCCCCATCGGCGGATTTGGCGCAGATCCTAGAAATGATTTACGATCCACTGCAATTATGTTTAACGTCAAGCCTGATGGTGAAGAAGGCGGCGAATTTGTAGTTGGTGGTGCATTTAGACAAATCGGTATTATACGTAATCCTGAACTACCAGATTCAGATGCCGCATTTACTGCTATCGCAGGTAATGCTCTCCGTAGACTGCAGCTTGCCGGATCAGGTGGCCCAGGTCTAAATATTGTGGTAGGTACTACTATCACGGGGCAAACAACTGGCGCTAAAGCTATAGTAGATAAGGTTGATTCTGATGAAGTTTGGTATCATCAAAATGAAACAACTGGATTTTTACAATTCCAAGAAGCTGAAACTATCTCAGATGGTGCTAACACTGCATCAATACAAGCTGTAATAACAGATGCTGATTCTGATGCTTATGTAGAAGGTACGGTAGATCCGTTCAGTGGAAAGATCCTATATATTGAGAACAGAGCAAAAGTAGATAGATCTACAACCCAAACTGAAGACATTAAACTGATCATCCAGATATAAGGATAGACCATGGTAAGCCAAGTAATTAAAGAGACTTTCAGAAGAAATTACGCAGACGATTACAGGGATAGTGACAACTACTATAAAATCCTGTTCAATTCTGGTAGGGCTTTGCAGCAAAGAGAATTAAATCAGCTGCAAACTATTATTAATAAAGATATTGAAGAATTTGGCAATAATGAATTTCATGCTGGTTCAGCTGTTTCAGGCGGAGCTCCTGCGCCTGAAACCTCTGTCCCTTTTATTAAATTAACGGGTCTTGGGGATTTAACAGCAGCTCAGTTAAGAAATACCGAATGGTTACAATCAGGATCAGAAGGTCTTGAATTAAGAATTGAATTTGCTACTGCTGCAACAGACACTGATCCTGCTACCATATTCGTAACATATACAAGTAGTAATTCTCAAAGTACTACTGAACAGCTTGTAGCATCAGCAGGAAGAACCTTAACCTACAACGGATCAGCTGCTGCTTTAGTAGGGAAAACATTAACTATCCAATCCACAGATACTTCTTCTAATCCTGCTACGGGATTTGGAACTTTATATACGATCTCTGCTGGAAGATTCTTTGTTAATGGCCACTTTGTCTATTCAGATACACAAACTGTCGTTATTTCTAAATACACTAGAACACCTACTGCTGTAATTGGATGGTTAGTTACAGAATCGATCGTTAAGGTAGAAGATGATGAAAATCTATACGATAATTCTGGTGCTAATTTAAATATTTCTGCCCCTGGGGCAGATCGATATAAAATAACCTTAACTTTAACTACAAAAGATTTGGTAGATTCTGATCAGTATTTTATACCGTTAGCAAATATGGAGAATGGATCAGTATATTCAGATCGAAATACTGCAGAATTAAACTTTGGGGATAAAGCTAACGAAGACTTTTTTGCTATCCGGCACTATAAAACTCATGGAAATTTTAAGGTTGAAGGTGGAAGAGTAGACATACAATCTTCACCGACGGATGCTACTCAATGGCAAGTGGATATACAACCCCTTTTGGCATTCTTAGAAGGTACCTTTATTAGAACAACTGGTAATATTCCTCTAACAACGCCTAAGCCTAGAACTACTACTACTTTACAAAATGAGGCAACTACCGTTAGCTTTGGTAATTATATTATCTCAGATAATTTAAATGGTATTTTCAATTTTGAAGCCTTTGAAGAGATTAATCTATATTCTGCTGTTACTGCAGGCGGTTCAGTATTAGGTACAGCAAAAGTTAGGGCTATTGATAAATTTGGAACAGACTATAGGATCTACCTCTTTGAAGTTGACCTAGGATCTAATAATTTCTCTCAAATCAGAAGTATAGGTAATAGTTCTACAGATTATGCTGATATTAAACTTCAAGGCGGCATAGCCAAGCTATATGATCAACAAGAAAACAACCTTCTCATGCCGTTGCCTAGAACTAGGCCTTCTGCAGTTAGTGACGTAGTTATTACAGTTCAGAGAGTAGATGAAGTTACCGATGGCGATAACGACGGCACAATTTCTTTTAATACTGCCTCAGGTTACGTTGTTGACGATACTAGCTCTTGGATCGTAATCCGAACTGATACGGGCGCAGTAGTTACTGGATATAATACGAGTGGTTCCAGTGGTACCTCTGTAGTAATATCAGGTCTTCCGACTGGTACATTAACTTTCCGTGTAGTTACATATCAGCAATCAACTGGATCAGTAGGAAGATCTAAAACTAAAACTTTAGTTAGTGGGGCTACTAAAACAGCAAGTCTATCATCTGGATCATTGGATCTAGATCACGTAGACATATATGCTCTTAATTCTGTTACGGTAGGTGGTGTAGACGTAACCGATGAATTTATATTCGATGATGGTCAAAGAGATAACTTCTATGATGTAGGTAATATTACTTTAAAAGGTGGATCATCAGTAAGCTCTAGTGCTTCAGTTACGGTAAATTATGATTACTTTAGTCATAGTGGTACTGGTAATTTCTTCTCCGTAAGTAGTTACGGTGGGCAGGTTACTTATGAAAATATCCCAAGCCACCAACAAAAGAACGGTGAAAGAGTTAGTCTAAGAGATGTTTTAGACTTTAGACCATCTAGAACACCAGGTGCTACTACCTTCGGAGAAAGATTTAAGTTACCGCAAAATGGCGATAACGTAACTGCTGATATTACCTATTACTTAGGAACTAGGGCAAGGGTATTTCTTACTAAAGATATGAGAGGAAATATCATACAAGGCCCTCCTGCATTAAATCCAGTACACGTAGACACTGGTGCAGAAACAATGACCATTGCAGAGATTGATTTCGCACCATATGGATTGGATGATAAAGATTTTAAAATAAAGTATGTTGGTAATAGACGATATACTATGGCAGATATCGCTCAAATCGATCGCAGATTAGAGGATCTTGAAGAATTAACTTCTCTTACGATGTTAGAGCTTAATACTCGAAATAAATCTATTTTGGATTCTGATGGGCTAGATCGACTTAAGTCCGGTATAACTGCAGATAACTTTACAGACCATTACCAATCAGATAAATGGCTTGAGAATATTCCGGGCAAAGCAGAGCGAGCTAATCCAGAATATAGAGCTTCTATTGATTTTGTCAGAGGTGAATTAACTCCTAGAACCTTAGAAAATTCTATTGATCTAGTTTTTGATTCTGCTGACGGGGATAACAGTAATGTAGTCTTAAAAGGCGATAATATTATGTTATCCTATACCCAAGAGGAATATAAATTCCAAAATAGTTTTTCTAGAGCAATTGAAGTAGCCCCTCAAGCCCTTCCAAAATTCGTTGGTCGGATTACACTATCTCCCGCATCTGATGTTTGGATCGATATAGAAAGATTACCTAAAAAGGTTATTACAGGAGATCCTAGAATATCTCAAGATCCAAATGATACTACAAACTGGGCTGGTACATCTTGGACTGGTATGAAAATATCAGATCTTTCAAAAGCACAATTTGGTGATATAGTATATTCGGGCGCTGGAACCACGAGCAGTTACACCGAAACCAGACAAGATCAAAGCGGAGAAGATACTTATGACGTAACATATAAAGTTACAACGACGTCTACTCCTAAGTTTAAACTAACTGGTTCGACTACTGAAACTGAAACAATAGGCAAGGATGTCGTTAGAGCTAATATTAATATACCTATTTGTAGATCTAGGTTCATTTCTTTTAAAGTTACAGGATTGAAACCTAATACTAGACACTATTTCTTCCTTAACATGGTTGCAGTAAATGATTGGATTTATTCTGCACCTGGTGATGGTGAATTTGTTAGAATGTCTAATCTAGGAAGAAATTCACCATATCTTGATGTAGGTAATACTTTTAAGGATCTTACAGAATTCCCATCTACCGGGGTTTATCCAGGTAAAACCTCTGCACACTTTACTAACGCTGCTGGTGAAATATCGGGTTATTTCTTGCTTCCCTCAACTGACGCAATAAATTTCCCTACCGGTACTCTTGGATTTGAAATTGCTGACGTAGATACGCATATGGCAATTCGTGATAATGCCTTCTCCAAAGGCTTTGCTGAATATACGGCTAGTGGAACATTAAGGCAAATACAAGATGAAGAATTAACTACTAAGATATATCTAGTGGATTTAGATATAGAAACAGTTGAAACTGGTAGAAATAGGGTATACCCAAGATATGGTGGTGGTGACGGTGACGGAACCAGTACTGGTACTGGTTCTGGTGGCGTGTGCGGTTCTGTTGATGCTACAAATGGTGATGGATGGTAATTATTAATGATAAATCAAATTAAAAAAGATATGACCAAAGGAATAAAAAAATGCCAGCAGTAATTCCAGTCCTTGATAGAGTATTATTTAATCCGATGGCACAATCTTTCTTTGTGCCAGATATGCCTGGAATATTTTTAACTAAGATTGATCTTTGGTTTCAAGCTAAAGGAACTCTACCTATTTCTATCGAGCTTAGAAAAGCTAGTGCAAAGGGTAATCCTAGTAGAAACGCTATTATACCATCGTCTGTTGTGACATTAGCTGCTGCCGATGTCGTGATAGCAGACGGAACAACAGCGGCAAATAGGCCTACTGATGGATCTGGCAGTTTTGCTAGCAATGCAACTACTTTTGAATTCGAAGAACCAGTTTTCTTAAAAGGTAATGACTTTTATGCTATAATTATTCGAACGAATGCGGGTAAAGACTATAAAATCTGGTCTTCTTTCGAAGGTGACTTTGTTTTAGGTAGTGCAAGTGTTCGAGTAGGTACTACCATCGAACCTGGTATCTTATATAGGGCTGGCAACGGTATAGAATACGTTCCTGAAAGAAATGCTGACCTTATGTTTAAGTTATATAGAGCAAAATTCACTGCTACATCGGGCGTGGCAGTACTTCATTCAAATGCACCTCCAAAAAAGAAATTACCAAATAATCCGTTTGTTACAACTAGTGGTGCAACCGGCGTTATTGTTAATCATCCCAATCATGGTTTCCAAGTAAATGATAGGGTTAATATTAGTGGTGTTACAGCAGCAGTAAATGGTATTGCAGCTGCTAATATAAATGGAACAAGGTTAATTACACGAGTAGATCCTTATGGATATAAATTTGTGGCAGGGAGTTCAGATACGGCTTCGTCCTCTGGTAGAGGTGGTGGATCAACAGTTTATGTTACTCAACAACTACAATTCGATGCTATCAATCTTCAAATTGATACTTTAAACCCATTACAAAAGTCAGAATATTCATTTAATGTAGATACGACCTCAGGAAAATCTTATGCCTCTTTAACTGAAGCCCAATATGAGCAATTTACTGATCAGAGATTGCCTAATAAATCGAAATATAATTTCTCAGTGCCAAATGTAATCCTGAGTGATTCTAATGAAACTGGTGTTTGGGGCAATAATGGTACAGAATCTATGGAAGTTAGAGTGACTATGAGAAATGCAACAACAGATGATAAAATTAGTCCACTTATTGATATACAAAGAGCCCATGCAATCTTATATAGCAACATAATTGATTATAACGATGCATCAGATAGTGATGAGGGTAATATTCTTTTAAATTACGTAGCCGAGACAGATAAACGTGATGGCTCATCTATATCTAAACACGTTGCTAAAGAAGTAAAATTGGAAAGACCTTCTAATGGTTTAAAAATTATGTTTGGTGCTCACGTACCATTAGAGGGGAGAATTGATACTTATTATAGAACTGTTGCTCCTGGTTCTGATGCAAACATCAGAAGTCTTCCTTGGATCGCTGCTAGTTACGATGTTGAACCGCCGAAAGATCAGAATCCTAACAAGCTTAGGAGTTATGAAATTACTTTAGGCGGGGAATTTGCAAACACATTAGATGAATTTGATCGATATCAAGTAAAATTAGTATTGAATTCTAAATCTTCTTCAAAGGTTCCACGTGTAAGAGATCTCAGGACGATTGCTTTAGCAGTTGAGTCTTGATATGAGTAGGCCGTTAATTCCCGTAGAAGGTGAACAAGGTATCTATAGAGATCCTAAAACGGACGCGATAGTTATTATAAATAGCGGGGAACAGGAAAGAAAGAAACGGGCGTTGAAGGCAATAAAACGAAGAGAACGGGCTGAGATCCAAAATCTAAAAAATGAAATAGGTGAGATAAAGGATTTGCTCAAACAGCTATTAGAGAAGAGTTAAAATGGCAAAGCAATTTATATCACTTACTACTAGGATCGACCTCTGGAAAGATTATTTTAATAATCTAACCAATGATGTAGGCGATATAGCTCTACTGACTACCGGAGCATCTGCTGGTGGGGACTCTGATCTAGTTACAGCTATCAATGAACATGATGCTGAACTCGGTACGATTACAGCAGTTGCTATGGGAACAACGGCATCGACCGTATCTACTGCAATTGCAGAACTCGATGGAAGACTAGATTCCATTAACGATACTCAGATTAACTCGCCACATTTATTCATTACTGATTCTTCTCAAACAAGTATTATCAAAGGTAATTTAAACCTTCATGGCAACATGGACATCGACGGTACACTTACAGTCGATGGCGTAGTTAATTTTAAGGCTGGATCGAGTGGGTCTGTTACACTTGGTGATGCGAACACAGATAATGTTGTATTCAATGCTGATATTAATTCTAGCATTATACCAAATACAGATGATACCTATGATCTTGGTTCTTCCAGCCAAGAATGGAGAGATTTATTTGTAGATAGATTTGCTTATATCGATAGATTAAGAGCAGATTCTGCCACGTTCACTGGATTAGTTACTGGTACTGGCGCATCATTCGATAGCGCAAATATTACAACTGCTGGTATAGTTACTTTAGATGTAACAGGTATAACTACTCTCGATTCTGCTACTGTAGATGGTTGGTTAACTTCTAGTAAAATAAGATCATCGGGAGCAGCGCTTAGGCTCGAAGACGGCGGAAATAATATTAATCTTACAGCAAACGGTACGCTGTTTGGCTCGTTTTCAACACCAGATAATTCACAGTTAGTTATTACTAATGGTTCAAGTGATACTATAACGCTACAAGCAGACGGAGATCTTGCTCTTAGTGGTACCGGAGATTTTATACCAGGTATTACTCTAATCACTACAGCTACTGGTTTAGGTGGGGCAATTAATGAATTAAAAAGTAGTATATCTACTCTTGAAGGTGTCGACTCTAATATCGATTCAAGCTTAGCATCGATTTTTGCTCAAATCGGTGATTTATCAAGTTTAAACGGGGATTCTAAAGATAATCTAGTAAACGCCATTAACGAAACATGGGACAGAATACCGAATATATACGATGAGAACGATACGCTCCTGAACGGATAAGGAATTCGTAATGGCCGAAGTGCTACTTAAACTAGCAGATGCCAATGGTAACCTAAAAGGCATCACAACATCAGAGCAAGATTATCTTGCCTATCAAGCTGGATTACAGCTTGCTGATGCTGATAGCGCTGAGGTTGGATCGTTGACTAGATCAGCAACTGGATCGACCAGTATCGGTTCTTTTAGTGATACCGCATTCGATCAAGCTATCGGTACACATCCCGGAACTTCAATCACGACCAGTACTACAACTACTACAGTTTATCAGAAAACTGGTACTGCATCTGAGGCTGGTTCAGATTTTCATCGTCCAGTAGCCTTAATGGATGATACTGATACTACTCCGCCACAAGATATTAAAGTGATGAATGATACAAGATTAAATACTCTTGTAAACAGCTTAATCAGCACCATTTTCACTAATGATTATCCTGGAACTTATCGCTTAGGTACAAGTGCTCCAAGTGGCGATTATGCTACATATATTTCTGGTATCTTCACAGATACGCGTACAGATGGCACAAGTGTAACTTATAATCTTTATAAAAGAAATACGTATACACCTCCAACCGCAGTAAATCCTTTAAGAATTGCTAACACATTCGATTTAAAAGAAATGTCTGATGCTGAGATTAAGTACACTCTCGGTCAGCGTGCTAAGACACAGATCATGTCAACTGGGGTTGGTAAGTATCAGTTAAGAAGCTCTGTACAAGGTGTACCATCAGATCCTGGTACATGGGTGGCAAAAGGTACTGCAACAGATACGAAAACCACTACTGCTGATGTAAATTATACTAGGACTTCACAAACAGATTATCAATCAAATTATGATGCGGCGTATATTCGCAACTACGAAGGAAACTATATTAATACCTATAGCAGAACCAGAACCTCTGCATATACTACAGATTATGTCGGATATTCTGGTGCATATGTAGCCACTTATATCAGTAACTATGAAGGCGACTATATCTCTAATTACGAAGGCGATTATACGGGAGCCAATTACGAAGCAGCATATGATGGCACTTTCTATGAGTCAGCATATGAAGGTGCTTTCTATGAGTCAGCATATGATGGCACTTTTTACGACGGTGCTGATTATCAAGCAGCATATGAAGGCGCTGATTTCCAAAGAACTTCGTTCCTAACGTATCAAACAAATTATCAAGGAAACTATATAGGGGATTATCTTGGTAATTTCCAGGGAACATATGTAGGTGACCAAGGGTATACTCCATCGGTAAATTATCAGAGAACTAGGGTTACTACATTTATTAACTTCTTCAGTAATCCTATTTTTTACGGCGGAAGACTTCATGGATATTTTGGATCATATGGAGGATATTTCGAAGGCAACTTCCTCGGGGATTACGTTGGTGTTCAAAATTTCCAAAGAACTAGTACAAGATCTAGATCTTCAACATATACAAATGTTCAAAACTACAATGGTCGTATTCTTTACTTTGGTGGAGTCACGGTTTTCTTTGCAGGTAATTATTTAGGAGACTTTGGTGCAAATACATATGATGGTGATGGGCCATCATTCGTAGGATCTGTTACTTCCATTTTCACTAGAACTTCAATAACGCCTTATACCGGAGATTATCAAGCTGGATATCTAGGTAACTATATAGGAAATTTTTTAACAGATTACCAAGGGACTTACCAAGGGACATATATCTCAAATTACGTAGGTGATTACATTTCTAATTACGTTGGGACATATCTCACGGATTATGAGGGTACGTACATAACTGCCTATGAATCAGCCTACCAATCCGCCTACGAGTCTGCTTATGATGGGGATTATGTGGGCGATTACACTGGGGATTATATAGCTGATTACGAAGGCAACTATGATAGAGACTTCGTGGGGGACTACGAAGCTGATTATATAGCCACATATATATCTAACTACACGGGAGATTATACCGGAGACTTTTCTGGAGAAACCATTCAAGCGCCCACTACAACTGTAGAAACGTATACTTTATACGTGAGGACTTCTTAGGATATAAATAGCATCATGCCTATAACTCATATACCACTTCAACTGAAAGACGCATCCGGCAATCTGGAGATCATGAATGATTCTTCGGATCTGAATTATCTTGCGTACAGAGCTGGCATTTGGCTTTCTAATACTGCTGATTCTTCAGACGTTAGTCGTATAGGTTCTTCCGGTTCAGTTGCTGATGAGATCGGTTTACATAGTGATACAGTATATGATCAAGCTGTTGGTGCTCACAGTGCGCTATCGATTACGACTACGACTACTAAGATATATCAAAAAGATGGCAGCGCATCAGTATCAGATGCAGCTGGTTGGAGACGACCAACTTATTGGAATAGTGGTATAGTAGAAATGGCTGATAGTGATTTATCAGTTTTAGGAGATAATCTAGCTGGTCGTATTTTTACCAATGATTATCCTGGAAGTTATAAACTTCAGTCTTCAAGCCCTGGTGCAGATTATACTGCAGTATTAACGAATATTTTTACTGATACTAGAACAGATGGTACTACCGTTAACTACACATTATGGCAGAGAACTGCCATTTCTTCTGGTACGCCAACGGGTAAGACATACTTAAGAATTAAAGGAACTCAATCAGACGAAGGAAGTTCTTACTCTGGTACACAAGAAGCTACAGATGCTCAAGTCCAATATACTTTAGGTAAGACTGTAGGAAACAGGATTATGTCATCTGGGGTTGGGAAATACCAATTGCGCTCTTCTGCTCAAGGTGTCCCAACAGATCCTGGCACATGGGCATCTAAAGGTTCAGCTAGCGATACTCGTCAGGATGTAGGGCAAGTTAATTATACAAGGGACGCTATAGAAAACTACACCCGTACAAGCCAGACAATTTATGTAGGTAACTACACTACAAATAGTACTGCTTTCTATACTAGAATTAGAACAAGTCTTTTCTTAAATAACTATACTCGTGCTTCTGCGATTACTTTCCAACAAAATTATACAAGAGCAGTTAACGTTGATTACACTCGAGACAGTACTCGTATAACAAACGTTGATTACACTCGCGACAGTACTCGTGACGCTCAGGAGAATTATACAACTAATTTTCAGCGTACCAGCACTCGTATAACAAACGTAAACTATACTCGTAATAGTACTCGTGACGCTCAAGAGAATTATACCACAGCTTATACGCGTGATAGTACTAGGGTGTCAAACGTAAACTACACCAGAGATAGTACTCGTGACGCTCAGGAGAATTATACCACAGCTTATACTCGCGACAGTACTCGTATAACAAACGTTGATTATACTAGAAATAGTACTCGTGACGCTCAGGAGAATTATACTACAGCTTATACTCGCGACAGTACTCGTATAACAAACGTTGATTATACTAGAAATAGTACTCGGCTTTCTCAACGGACAACATTTGTAAACTACACAAGACAAAGACAAACTAACTATACTCGTGAATCGAACGTAAACTATCAAAGAACTAGAGCTACAAATTATACGAGAAATAGTGCTGTAAATTTCCAAAGAATTAGCACTCGCCAGCGCATCAGCTTCTTCAGTAATCCTATTTTTTACGGCGGAAGACTTCTTGGATATTTCGGAGGATATGGAGGTTATTTCCAGGGCAACTTCCTTGGCGACTTTGTAGGCGACTTTATAGGCGACTTCGTGGGCAACTTCCTTGGCGACTATGTAAGAGGATTTATAGGCGACTTCGTGGGCAACTTTGACGGTGATTATATTAGAGGATTTTTAGGGGATTACACAGGCGATTTTACGGGAAACTACATCAGAGGGTTTGATGGTAACTACGTTGGTAACTACGACAGGGATTTCCTAGGCAATTATACAGGCGATTTTGCGGGAAACTACATCAGAGCGTTTGATGGTAACTACGTTGGTAACTACGACAGGGACTTTTTGGGAAATTATACAGGTAACTTTATTGGAGACTACGTCAGAGGGTTTACTGGTAACTACGTTGGTAACTACGACAGGGACTTTTTGGGGAATTACACTGGGGATTACGTAGGCGACTATATAAGAGCGTTTGATGGTAACTACGTTGGTGATTTCATAGGAGATTACCTAGGTAATTATACTGGTAACTATACAGGTAACTATATAAGAGCGTTTACAGGAAATTACATAGGTAACTATATAGCAACGTATGAGGGAAATTATACGGCAGATTACCAGTCTAATTACATTGGTGATTACACTGGGGACTATGAAGCTGCATTTGAGGGTAATTACCAAAATGATTACTTAGGAGACTTTATCGGTAATTACACCGGGGATTATTTAGGAAACTTCGACGGCAACTATATTGGCGATTATTCTGCATCGACCATTTTAGGGACGTCGTCTGGAATAGAGGTATATACACTATACGTCAGAATATCATGAGGATGACTAATGGAAAAATCATGGAAGTACCCGTTTTGGGAAAATTATCAAAAAGATCGAATTACTGCAAGACTTTTAATTAAACATAACGACGGTAAAGAGACCTGGTCTACTGCTACTATCAGTAAATATGATGCAAAGGGTAATCTTAACCCAGATTTTCAAGCGTGTGTGGACCAAAATACAATCGAAGCTATAGACAAGCACACTGCTGAACGGCAAGAGCGCCATAAGCAAAGAAGAGAAGACGATAAAAAAGCAGATAAGGAAAGAAAACAAGCTAAAAAGCTTGAAGAGCTTTTTAATGATAAATTAGAGATCTTTGAAATTGATATAGTTAAAAATTCTAAGAATAGACTACTTAAGTCTAAAATCAGGAAAGCCAAAAACCGTTATGAAATGATTGGCTTTTTATCAATATTAATGAAAGAAGAATATGATGCCGAAACAGCAGCAGCAGCAGCCGAGTAGAGGATTTGTAGTAGTAGCTTCTAAAAAAATTGCTTTCTACTACTCTGCTATAAATTTAATAGAATCCATATTAGATTATATGCCTGATGCACAGTTTGCCTTTTTCTGCGAACCGTGGATGAGAGATCATAGGTGCGAAGATCCCAACATTCAATTATTTGACTGTGGCGATCATATCAGGGAAAAGCTTTACGGCATGGCTAACTCACCGTTTGACTATACCTTCTACATTGACGCGGACTGTGAATGTTGTCATGAAGATATTGTTACTATTTGGGATCAATTTGAAGGTGATGATATTAAATTTGTAGAACTTACTAAGGATGAAGTAGCACAAAGATCTTTTGTAGAAGTAAATGCTAGAATACCTAGTATTGATGCAGATATTGATTTAAGACTTTGTGGTGGTGTTTGTTTATATGATAATAGTAATCCCCTGGTAAAAGAATTTATAAGAGACTGGTATGAAAAATATCTTATTCAAGAGGCAATAGGTGAGGCGAAAGAATATGGGCTGCCTAATGTATGGTTTCCTCCTGACACTCCAAGATCTATGTTAAGATGGGATCAATTTACTTTATGGTGGATGGTTAATATGGAAGATAAATATAAAGATCTTAAAATAGGAATATTTAAGGAAAATTATAGATGGAACTGGTTTACTAGTTTCAGAATAGGGTCTGACGGTAAACATAGATTAGTAGATAAACCACCTGTGATTGTCCACAATTCTGCAAATATGAATAAGGATGCTGCATACTAATGACGATAATGAGGAAGATACAACTGAATAATAAAGAAGTGTTAGAATCTTTAAACAAATATTCTTCACTTATTCAGGAATCTTATCACAATGGTAATATGGATAAAGCATTTATGTTGAATTCTGATAGACATACCCGTGACAGATGGATAGCTGACGATTACCGGGATCGAATCATACAAAGATTCGATCAACATGAGGGCTACCCAGAAAGTATGAGGTGTTATCACGGTACTGCTCCCTCTAATGGTAGCGATAAAATGGATCGTTTTAAAGATTCGAAAGTAGCATATCCTATTAGAGAAGCTGCAGTAGAATTAAATTCAGAAATGATGACTTCTCTTTCAGCTAAAAGAAACGCGCTTTGTGCAACCTACCCGCCGGGTGGATGGATTAGCTGGCACAATAATGCAAATGCTTCTGGTTATAATATTCTTTTTACATGGTCTGAAAATGGAAATGGATGGTTTAGATATTATGATTTAGAAAAAAAAGAAAATGTAACGATCTATGATAAGCCAGGTTGGCAGTGTAAAATGGGATACTTTGGGCCTTATGATAACCCAGATAGTCTTTGCTATCACTGTGCATCAACTGAGGATCTTAGGATTACTGTAGCTTACATGTTTATCGAAGCAGATAACTTCTGGGAAGAAGTAGTCTATGACATTGAAAACGGTTAATGTCGTATGCGTTAAATGGGGTAAAACCTATACCTACGAACATGTAAATAGACTTTTTAAAATGGTTAAGAGGAATCTTTCGATCCCTTTTACATTCTATTGTTTAACCGAAGATCCTGAAAATTTAAACAACGAAATAGTACCAATTCTCCTAAACGAAGAATTATGTTTAGAAGGATTTTGGTGGAAGATGTGTATGTTCCAAAGATCCTTATATAAGGAAGATTTACCCACATTATATTTTGACATTGACACAATTATACAAAAAGATATTACTTCATTCTTCGATAATTTTCAAGAAGATAAAATTAGAATACCTTATCTTGGTGCATATCCAGAAGGAGATGCTTATAAAAATCCTGCAGTAGTAAATTCTTCAATTATGCTATTTAGACCTAGCAAATCAGAAAAAATATTTAATTCATTTATACAGGATGCTGATTACAATATAATTGAATATCAGGGCGTTTGTCGATATTTATGGGGCAAACATAGTGACAATTTAATATATTATAATTATATGAATCATTTTTATTCTGCGATATCAGTTCCCTATGTAGCGAAGCTATATAGAGATGGTATGGAAAAATATAAAGGAAAAGTAAAATCTAAAATTCGTCGAGGCTCTGTAGCATATTTTTATATAGAAGATGTTCCAGTCTGTCTCCTAAACGGAGCTACCAGAGATGGTGTCCTAGATCAACTTTATGAGAAATTTTCTTCGTATTACGATTAATTTTAAAAGTGCTTCTGTTATAAATAAAGCAGAATATTTAACTTAAGCTAAGAGTATGTAATGGCACAATACGAAGATCTCATGATTGATCAAGGAACTGATGTTGCTATTGAGCTAGATCTCCTTGACAAAGACGGTGATAGAAAAAACCTTGCCGGTTATTCTGTTGCTGCGAAAATGAAGAGAACGTATAATAGTGATAGTGATAATACTACAACTTTTTCAGGTCTTATTACAGATGCCAGCAAAGGTCAAATTACACTTAGCTTAACCAATACACAAACTGATGCTTTAAAAGCTGGTCGTTATGTATATGATGTAGAGATTTCGTATGTTGATAGTGATTCAAATACTATCATCGAAAGAATCCTTGAGGGAAATATACACGTTTCACCATCTGTTACAAGGTAAATGAATGACCATTAAGGCGAATGTCCGAGAACAACAGACAGTAGTTAAAACTATTGTGGTAGGGACCCCTATTCGTAGGGTGTCTAATTCTACATCAGTTAGTGTTGATAATATATCTGGAATTTCTACCTCAGGCAGAGCAGATGGCGCAGTGCTAATTTGGAATGGTACTACTGAACAATATGAACCTAAAACAGAAATTTCTAACGCAAACACATCCTTTAACGGGGGCAACTTCTAATGGCAATTATTCGTATTAAACGTTCAACCCTGGCATTAGCGCCCTCCAGTCTATCGACTGCAGAACTAGCTTACACCATGGGTACAGGCACTGCCAGTAATGGTGGTGACAGATTATACTTCGGTAAAGGTGACGACGGATCAGGTAACGCTACTTCAATCGTAGTTATTGGCGGTGAATATTTCGTCAATATGCTAGATCATACACCGGGCACTTTAACCGCCTCGAGTGCTATTATTACAGATTCTGCTAATAAGATCGATCAGTTAAATATTGATAATCTAACAATCAATGGAAATACTATTTCCGCACAAAATACGGATGGAAGTATTTTTATCCACCCTGATGGTGCTGGCACAGTAGATGTTGATAACCATAGAATTACTAATGTAACTGATCCAACTGGTGCACAAGATGCGGCAACAAAAAATTATGTTGATGGCTTAATTGGGGGTGGCGCTGCAGCCTTTAGAATAACTGCTGATGTAGGATTAGATTCAGATGAGATTGCAACTGGAGGATTAGTCCGAATCGTAGGTGATTCAGATATATTAACTACACTTGCTAATAACGAAATCACTATATCCCACAGATCTTCAGACGTTAGCCCAGGCACTTATGGATCTGCCACAGAAATTCCAGTTATCACAGTTAATTCTAACGGCCACGTAGATGCCATTAGCACAGCAAGCGTTGCTACTGTTTTAAATGTTAGTACTGATAGTGGTTCCGGCGTCAGTATAGATCTATTAGATTCCAATCTCACGCTATCGAGTGGCGAAGGTATTAACGTATATCAAAGTAATGGTACAACGATCGTAATCCAAGCTGAAGAAGCTTCGGATATTAATAAGGGCGTAGCATCGTTTGATAATACGGACTTTACCGTTACAGACGGAAATGTGGTAGTCAATGCTATCACACTTGGTACTACTTCTCTTAACCCCGGTGAGACCGATTCTAGTCTTGATGGACTATCCGCAATTGGCGTAGGCGATATCTTAATTGGTGGTGCACCTGGTAACAATGTAATTAGCTCCAAGTCAGGCGGTTTCCTTTACATTGATCCTAATCCAACAGGCGACTCAGCTGGAGGATATGGTGGTTCATTAGTTATTCGCGGTAACCTAACTGTCCAAGGCACTACTACAACCGTTAACTCTACAACAGTTTCTATTAATGATGTAAACCTTGTACTTGCTGATTCAGCAGCTGATGCAGCTGCAGCAGATGGCGCTGGTATTACGATCGGCGGTGCATCTTATTCAGGTACAAAGGCTACTATAACCTATGACGGTGCTAATGACCGTTGGGACTTTAATAAGCCTCTTGATATATCATATAATACACTTGATAGTGCGGTCTTCTTAGGCGGCGTTGGATTAGGTGAAAGAATTGAAGATCATTTATCAAACTTCTTCTTAGAAGGTGAAGGTATTGATATTACGTACAATGATGGAGCTGGTTCGATGACCTTCTCAGCTGAAGTTGCTACGGCAGCTTATACAGCTGGTGGAGCAAATCTTGGCGTTGCATCGTTTAACGACAGTGACTTTACCGTTACCTCTGGTTATGTAAGAATTGATACGGTAGACGGGGGAACATTTTAATTATAAATACTAAGTCCGGTATTTTTATACCGGACTTTAAACAAGGACCTTTTTAGGGATTGATATGGCTACTATTCGATTAAAGAAGTCCTCAGTGGCTTCAAATGCACCAGGTATTGGCGATCTTGCCTACGGCGAGATTGCTATTAACTATGCTGACGGTCGTTTATACTATAAAAATTCCTCGAATGTCATTAAAAACTTTGTAGACTCCGATTTGATGCAATCAAGCATTAACGCCGCCATTAGCGGTGCCGGCAACATAATGCTTTCAGACGGTTCTGTTACTATGACAGGCGTCTTAGATATGGGTGCATTCAGGATCACTGATCTTGGTGCACCGTCGACAGCAAGTGATGCTACTAATAAGGCCTATGTCGATTCTTCAGTTCAAGAGGCTTTATCAGCTATCGGAGCTTCAATTTTTCCAGCAGGGGTTTATGGACGTGTAGATTCCGCTGGTGGTCTTGACGCCTTTGGAATAGCGGTCGATGTTAACTACGATTGCCGGACTCAACCAGCAGGAAACTTAATTACAAAAGACCTAGGCGGTCTGTAGAGGGAAATTTAGATGCCTACAGTTGTTCAATTTAGAAGAGGTACTACGGCACAGAACGATGCCTTTACTGGTGCGGCCGGTGAGATTAGTGTAGATACGGACCTACTAGTTCTTAGGGTCCACGACGGCTCGACCCAAGGTGGTCATGCCCTGATGGATGCTAGCTCATCACAAATTATTACTAATAAAAGATACGGAAGTCACTTACTCCCTTCTGCAGATAGTACCTATGATCTTGGTGATTCAGCAATAAAATGGAGATCATTATACCTTTCCGGTAATACAATATACCTTGGTAACATTCGATTATCTGCTGTCGATGGATCCTTACAGATCTTAGATAGTAATGGTGTAACAGGTACTACTAGTTTTGATCTTGGACAGAATTCCACTTCAGACCTATCTGAAGGAACTAACTTATATTATACGACTGCAAGAGCAGATTCGGCTTTTGATGTACGGTTAGCAACTAAAACAACGACAAACGTAGCTGAAGGGTCTAACTTATATTATACATCTGCAAGAGCAGATTCGGATGCTAAAAATGCTATTAGTGTATCTGGTGATCTTAGCTATAATCCAGCAACAGGCGTCATTAGTTTAAATGTAGAGGCACAATATACTCAAGCTAATTTTGAATCAGATTTAGGTGCAGCTATTGCCGGTGGTACTGGTATTACCTACGATTCTTCTACAGATACAATTAGCATTACAAACACAGGCGTTTCTGCAGGAACATACGGTTCTACTACAGCAATTCCGGTATTCACAGTTAATGCTCAAGGTCAGATAGATTCAGCTGGTACAGTTGCAGTAGCAGGTGTAGATTCTGCACATTATAATACATCAACTGGTGCATTTACAATTTATACTGCAGATGGTGGTAGTTTAAGTGACACCATTACTTTAGCACCATTTACTACAACAGACGTTACATTTGCTAAAATCACAGGTGATTCAGCTTCAGTCGGTCAAGTTAACTTCCGAACAAACTGGGTTGATAGCCATATCCCAGTAACCGAAGGCGCTGTTTGGTACGATCCGTATCATAAGAACCTAAACTACTACGCTGATGTCGATCATCCAATCGAAATCGGTATGCAGATGGTTGAAAGGGTTTACAATAATACTGGATCAACAATTGCTAAAGGTGCACCACTCTACTATTCAGGCAACTATACAAACGATGCTGGACAAGAATCTCCAACGGTAGCTCTAGCAGATGCTACATCAGCAAGTGCATATAACGTTCAAGGTCTTGCTGGCGAGGCTATAGCAAATGGCTCATACGGTCTTATCGTAGTTGCAGGTGTTATTGATGGATTCGATACTTCTGGACTAACAGCAGGTCAAAACTTCTTCGTTGGTCTTACACCAGGTGCAGTACAAAATGCTCCTCCGGCTTATCCTAACTATCCAATGTGTCTTGGTTGGGTTATTAAATCAGATGCTACTTCTGGTAAGGTAATTATCAATCAACAGAATCACTCAGTCAACACATTCCGTGTTCAAGGTAATACGCACATCGGTGCGGATCTTAGAATCGACGGAGACTTAACTGTTGTTGGTTCACAGATTATTACCTCTACTCAAAACATTTCAATTGGTGGTAATATTCAATATCTGAATGCTGGTAATAGTATCGGCGAAGCTGGTACAACATTCGTTGGCAGCGGTTTAGATGATGCGTTTTTCTCAGGTCATTATTCTGGAGATTCTGCATCTAAGAGCTTCTTCGTAAAGATCGACGCAACTGGAACCCCAGATACGTTTGAATGGGGATATGATTCATCAATAGGTACACAGGCAACTGGCATAGCTATTACTGGCTCAGCTCAAATCCTAGACAGTGCATATGGTATTAGCATCGACTTCGGTGCAACAACTGGTCACACCACTGGTGATAAATGGACTGGTACAGCTACTGCAATAGATATTGATACTGGTATATTCTCTAACAGACATACTGGTACAGATTACACTCACGTCGGTTTATTCTTCGACGTATCAGAGAATAAATGGACGTTCTTAAACGATTACGAGCCAGAGCCGGAAACAACCATTAACCTTGGTGCAGCAGGTACAGTACTTGGTGCTGTTAAAGCAGCATCCTTTGAAGGTGCATTAACTGGTAACGTAACTGGTAATGCAAGCACTGCAACGATCTTGGCAACCGGTAGAACAATCGGTATGACAGGTGACGTTACTTGGACATCCGCTTCATTTAACGGCAGTGGTAACGTTACCGGAACATCCACACTGGCAACAGTTAACTCAAACGTTGGATCGTTTGGATCATCTTCAGCTGTTCCAGCAATTACTGTTAACGCTAAAGGTTTAATAACAGCTGTTACTGCTACTAGCGTCGATCACGATGCTCTTACAAACTTCGTAGCTAACGAACATATCGACCACAGTGGAGTTACTCTTACAGCAGGTAAAGGATTAAGTGGCGGTGGTACGATCGCAGCTTCAAGAACATTTAATATTGATTCAGCTGAGCTTACTTCTACATTTGGTGCTACTATCTTTACTGATATTAAAACAAGAGATGGCGCAGGGTCTGGATTAGATGCTGATACACTCGACGGTCAACAAGGCACTTACTATCGAATAGACGTATACGATGCATCAGGCACATTGCTGAACTGATAAATAAAAGGAAAAAGGTTAGAATATGGCTAATCCTAGTACTAGACAAGGCCTGATCGATTACTGCCTAAGAAGACTAGGCGATCCAGTAATTGAAATTAACCTTGATCCAGATCAAATCGAAGATCGTATAGACGAAGCTATCCAGTATTGGAGAGAGTATCACTCTGATGCTACGTACAGAACGTATGTAACCCATCTGGTAACTGATAGTGACGTAAGCAACGAATACGTTGACGTTTCGAGTGATGTGTTACAAGTCACAAGATTATTCCGTATTTCTTCATCTTTCAATACATCTTTTAATTTCTTTGATATCAAATATCAAATGATGCTAAATGACATTGCCGATATGCAAAACTTTGCTGGCGATCTAGCATACTACGAACAATTGAATCAGTATCTTTCCCTTCTCGATATGAAGCTTAATGGACATCCGCAGACTACTTGGTCTAGACATCAGAATAGATTATATCTACATGGTGACTTTGCAGATAAAGATGTCAAAGCAGATGAATACATTGTGTATGAAGCTTATAAAACAGTAGATCCCTCCACACATACTGCAGTATATAACGATATGTGGTTAAAAGAGTATAGCACTGCATTGCTTAAGCAACAGTGGGGATCAAATTTAAGTAAATTCGAAGGCATGCAATTACCAGGTGGTGTTACCCTAAACGGTAGACAGATATATGATGACGCTACAACGGATATAGATAAACTTAGGGAGAAAATTAGACTCGACTTTGAAATGCCACCAGACTTCTTCGTAGGGTAAATCATGGCCAGAAACGTTTATTTCAGTCAAGCCGTAAAATCTGAGCAGAATCTTTACGAAGACATTATCATTGAGTCTATGAAAATCTATGGTCAGGACGTTTATTACCTACCAAGAGATACAGTAAAAGAAGATAGGGTATTAGGCGACGAGATCCCGTCACGCTTTAACTCATCATATAAAGTTGAAATGTACATTGAGAATGTTGAAGGGTTTGATGGCGAAGGTGATCTGTTTACAAGATTCGGCGTAGAGATACGAGACGAAGCTACATTCATTGTAGCTAGAAAACGTTGGGCTAATACTGTTTCCCGATACGATAACGAAATTACATCAGTAAGACCTTTAGAAGGTGATCTGATATATCTGCCTATGAGTAATTCATTATTCCAAATCATGCATGTTGAGCACGAACAACCGTTCTATCAATTACAGAATCTACCTACCTACAAAATGCGTTGTCAACTATTCGAGTACAACGACGAAGATTTTGACACTGGCGTAGATGCTGTCGATAAGATCGAAAAAGACTACGCTTACAGATATTCGGTTACCCTTGATAGCGCATCTTATGGATATGCAATTGGTGACATTGTTACTTCCACACTGACAGACGGAACCGTACTTAGTGGTGAAGTTGCAAGATGGTCTGATTCAGATCTTACCCTACATCTTATACATGTTGGTGCGGATGATGGAAATTATCATACTTTCACCGCAACTAATACTATTGTAAATTCTACGCTTGGTGGCGGAAGTGGTACCATCGGTGATCCTTATTACTATGCAAACGGTACTATCGTCTCAGCTTCTGAAATTAATACTATATCGTCAAATGAACAAAATGACGATTTTGATACTACATCATCGGATCTGGATTTCTTAGACTTCAGTGAAGATAATCCGTTCGGAGATCCGCAATAATGCTTGGCACATATTTCTATCATGAACGTATAAGAAAAAGCGTAGCCATGTTTGGCTCCTTGTTTAATAACATATATGTGCTTCGAAAAAATGCAAGCGGTGAGGTATTAAGCCAGGTAAAGGTTCCCTTGGCATATGCACCAAGAAGAGATTATATAGAGCGTATAAGAGAAAATCCTGATTTAGATACAGATACCAAGGTTGCACTTAAACTACCACGTATGTCTTTTGAGGTTCTTGGTTATTCTTATGCACCAGAAAGACAGCTAACCAAAATAGGAAAAAGAACTCCTACTGCTACTTCTGGAAGTACAAGTCAAAAGGCAAAACTTTTCAATTTTGTTCCCTACAATATTGATATGCAACTTAACGTCTATACTAAGACGCAAGATGATGCTTTGCAGATTGTAGAACAAATATTACCATACTTTAGTCCGCAATATAGTTTAACGATTAAACCATTTTCAAACTACGCAGATATAAAAGAAGACGTTCCTATTATTCTTAACAGTGTATCATATTCTGATGATTTCGAAGGGACATTAGGTGATCGTAGATCTATAATGTACCAATTAGATTTCATAATGCACGCTAACTTCTATCAAGGTATCGAAGATACAGGTATTATCCGTAAGGTTACTAACAATTTCTATGTTGGTGGTAATTTAAAAGATTCTGATGGATTTGGCGGCGAGCTTACCCCTTCACCAATATTAACAGTAGAGCCAAATCCTCTTAACGTAAGTCCAGACAGCGATTATGGATTTACTGTAACTCTTAGCAATATACCCGGAGATTCTGCATAATGAAATATTTTGACTATATAGCATGGAACGGGAATGTGTTATCAACAAAGGTATGTGAAGATATTATAGAATGGTTTGAAGATAAAAAAGATCATATAATAGAAGAAAGAAAAGAAGGCGTTCACCAAGATATTATATCTAATCCCAGTAAATTCGATTCTTTCGGTTTTTTACATAAAGAGATTATAAACGGGCTTAAGATTCAGTTTGATACATATAGAAAAGAGTTTAGATGGTGTCCAAGTAATTTTGACTCGATGTCTTATAAGATACAAAAGTCATATCCGGGAAAAGGATTTACCGCTTGGCATGCTGAAGATGGAAATAATACAAATAGATTTTTAGTGTGGATGATTTATTTGAATCATACTATAGGTGGTCAAACACAATTTTATGATCAGCATAAACATTTTAAACCGGAACCAGGCTTATGTCTTATTTGGCCTTCTGGCTGGAGTCATACTCATAGATCTATGCCGAATTTAAAAAGTAATAAATATATCATGACAGGATGGTGGCATTATGCGTGATTCAGATCAATTCAAAAACGACTACGAATATTCTAGAGAAACCTTATTCGATTTAATTAATAAGGGAAGAGATGCACTAGAAGAAATGATCGCGGTCGCCCGCGAGAGCGAGCACCCGAGAGCGTTCGAAGTATTATCGGGGCTAATTAAAAACGTTGCTGATGTAAACGATAAGCTTATGGATCTGAATAAGAAACATAAAGATATGAACAAAAAAGAAGAACAAAAACAGATTGGTAATACAACCAATAATTTATTCGTAGGATCTACCTCGGATCTACAGAGAATGCTGCAAAGGCAAACAGTGGATATTACACCTGATGATTCATGAAAGTTATCTGGGCAACCCTAACGTTAAACGTGACGGTGTTGTTCAGAATTGGGATATAGAAACAGTACAAGAATATGCCAAATGTATGCAAGATCCAGTATACTTTGCAAAAAACTATTGTAAGGTTATATCACTTGATAGGGGTTTAGTTCCATTTGACCTATATCCTTATCAAGAGAAAATGTTTAAACAATTTAATGACCATCGCTTTAATATAGTTCTTGCTTGCCGGCAATCTGGTAAATCTATTTCAGCTTGTGCATATCTCCTTTGGTTTGCTTTATTTCATACAGAAAAAACAATTGCTATATTGGCTAACAAAGGTGCCACTGCTAGGGAGATGCTATCACGTGTTACGCTTATGCTTGAAAATATACCATTCTTCTTACAACCTGGTTGCAAAGCCCTCAACAAGGGATCTATTGAGTTTAGTAATAACAGTCGTATTCTGGCTGCAGCTACTAGCGGTTCTAGTATTCGTGGTTTATCTGTTAGCTTACTCTACCTCGACGAGTTTGCGTTCGTCGAAAGAGCATCTGAGTTCTATACATCAACATATCCTGTTGTATCTTCCGGTAAAGACACAAAGGTTATTGTTACCTCAACAGCCAACGGTATTGGTAATATGTTCTACAATCTGTGGCAAGGTTCAACACAGGGCGTAAATGAATATAAAGCATTTAGGGTAGATTGGTGGGACGTACCCGGTAGAGATGAAACTTGGAAACTTCAAACTATATCAAATACCAGTCAGTTACAATTCGATCAGGAATTTGGTAACACATTCTTTGGTACAGGTGATACACTAATAAATGCCGAGACCCTTATGAAATTAAGGGCTAAACAACCTATAGAAATCTTAGAGGATGGCAATTTTTTAGTATATGAAAAAGTACAGAAAGACCATCAATATGTCTGTTGTGTAGATGTGTCGAGGGGAAGAGGTCAGGATTATTCTACTTTTAATTTGATCGATACCAGTGTTTCACCTTTTAGACAGGTGGCTGCGTATCGCTGTAACACTATCTCTCCAATACTCTTCCCTAACATTATATATAAATATTCTAAGCTTTACAACGATGCTTATACGATCGTAGAATCAAATGACCAGGGAATGATGGTTGCTCGAGGTCTATATTACGACTTTGAATATGAAAATCTTCATGTAGAATCTGCTGTTAAAGCTAATGCACTAGGCATTGAAATGACTCGTAGGACCAAAAGACTTGGATGTTCCGGATTTAAAGATATCTTAGAGAATGGTAAATTAGAGATTGTAGATGAACAGACCATATTAGAAATATCTACATTTGAAGGCAGGGGTCAATCATATGAGGCTTCAGATGGTAATCATGACGATTTAGTAATGAACTTTGTAATGTTTGGTTACTTTGCAACTACCCAGATGTTCCAAGATATGACTAATATCAATTTAAAAGAAATGTTATTTAAAGAACGAATGGAAGCAATTGAGGAAGATCTTCCGCCGTTTGGGTTCATTGATGATGGGAGAACAGAGCTATTGCAACCAGACCCAGAATCGCCATGGGCTATCGATTATGAGCACAAACACTTCTAAAATCGGGATTCTTATAAATAGAAATATGAAATTCCGTATTATGTTTATAAGCTTATAATTTAACTCGAAGGGAAAGAGTCATGGCAATTTCAACTCCATTACAATCTCCTGGCATTTTCGTCAGGGAGATCGACTTAACTGGGGTTGTTCCAAACGTTCCTACAAGTACAGGTGCCTATGCAGGCAATTTCCGCTGGGGCCCAGTGGAAGAGCCAGTATTGGTTGCAAATGAAACTGGTCTTGTTACACGCTTTGGCGCTCCAGATAGTGCAAGTACTGTAGCTTTTCATGAAGCTGCTTACTTCTTAAGATATTCAAATTCACTCCAAGTAATACGTGCTGTTCCAGACACCGGGATCTACAATGCATACGATTCAGATGCATATGGATCTGCAACTGATCCGATTCCATTAGCAGATGGTGGTAAGCCACTTGTCAAAAATAGAGATAATTTTGACATTCAGGCAGCTACTTTGGCAAATTCCACTGTAGATAGTGCAAGCCTAAAGCACACCTTTATTGCTAAGTATCCTGGTGAGCTCGGTAACGCTCTGGAGGTTCACCTCGCATTCGGCGCTGACGCATCTGGCTCAGGCGCAACTGATGCAAGGGATTCAGATTTTAATGCTTGGACATATAAATCATACTTCGATAACGTACCAGAAACCTCTACAAACGCAGCAGATTTCGGTTGTACAGGTGACGAAGTACACGTAGTAGTTGTAGATAGAACAGGCGCATTCGGTGTAAGAGGACAGGTTCTTGAGGTCTTCCCATACCTTTCACTCGCACCTAACGCAGTTAATGCCGATGGATCTACTAACTACGTTGTAAACGTTGTCAATAACGCATCAAACTATGTTTGGATGGCTGGCTTCGGCCATAAGGGTAATGCTTCCGTCTTTTCAACTAATTCAGGCACAAGCTTTAGTGTAGATGAGCCTGTAAATTACGATTCAGGAAGAAGCGGTACTTACACCCAAAGCATTCGTCTCAGAAACGGTAACGATGGTGGAGCACTAGACGTTGGCGATTATCAGACAGCATTCGATCAAGTAGAAGACAAGGAAAATATCCTCGTTGACTTCCTGATTGCTCCTGGTATGAACAGCAGAGTAGCTCAAACATCAATCGTTAATGATCTTGTTGCAATTGCACAATCAACAAGAAAAGACTGCGTGGTTGTTACATCTCCGGCACGTTCGGACATCATTAACAACAGCGATCCAGTTGGTTCAACAGTATTAACTGCTGCTAGCTTTACCCAGTCTTCATATCTGGTCATGGACAACAACTACCTAAAAATCTACGATAAGTACAACGATCAGTACATTAACCTAGCAGCAGCATCATCTGTTGCAGGTCTTATGGCTGGTACAGATCAGGTAGCTGCTCCTTGGTTCTCTCCAGCAGGTCCAAGACGTGGTCAACTTTTAGGTATTACAAATATTGCTTACTCTCCAAACCAAACCCAGAGAGACACCCTTTATAAGGTTGGTGTTAACCCAATTGCTAACATCCCTGGTCAAGGCGTCCTTCTGTTTGGTGATAAGACTAAGCTCGCACGTCCAAGTGCATTTGATCGTATCAACGTTCGGAGACTGTTCTTGGCAATCGAAAGAGCGATCGCAATCGCAGCTCGTAACGTTCTGTTCGAGTTCAACGATGAGTTCACTCGTGCAGAGTTTAAGAATATCGTAGAACCTTTCCTTCGGGAGATTCAAGGCAGACGTGGTATTACTGACTTCCGCGTAGTTTGTGACGAGACAAACAACACGGCAGCGGTAATAGACAGAAACGAATTTGTTTGCAACATCTTCATCAAGCCTGCACGCTCTATTAACTTCGTCACACTGAACTTTGTGGCTGTTAGAACGGGCGTCGACTTTGAAGAAGTTGTAGGCACGGTATAAATAGCGCTAATAGGAGAATAAAATGAGCCTTTCAGTAGATGATTTCAAGGCCAAATTAAAAGGCGGTGGCGCTAGACCGAATCTGTTTAAAGCCACCATTAACTTTCCAACCTACGCAAATGGGGACGTAGAACTTACGTCCTTCATGTGCGAGGCTGCTCAATTGCCTGGCTCTATCATGGGAACGATTATTATCCCATTTAGAGGCAGACAGCTTAAAATCGCTGGGGATCGTACGTTTGACGTATGGACCCCACAGATCATTAATGACACAGATTTTAAGATTCGTAACGCAATGGAACGTTGGATGAACGGTATTAATGCACACAGTGCAAATACTGGTCTTACAGCTCCTACCGATTACGAAGCTGACCTACTCGTCGAGCAGCTTGATCGGGACGATTCAGTAGTAAAAACATACACATTCCGTGGATGTTTCCCGACTGCTATTTCTCCCATTGATTTGAACTACGGATCAAACGATGAAATCGAAAGATTCACCGTTGAATTCCAAGTTCAGTACTGGGAATCAGCCACTACAAGTTAAGGTGGTATATAAAGAGTATAAAGATAGCTGGGTAGCTGGGCGGAAACGTCCAGCTCCCTCTTAAAATAGGATTGACTATGGCAGATAACGGTCTTACGCTTTTCGGATTTGAGATCCGTAGATCAAAAAAAGAAGAACAAGAGGATAAAAACCTTCGATCCATTGTCCCGAAAGTGGACGAGGATGGTGCTGGTTATGTTACTGCATCAGGTGCACACTATGGCCAATATGTAGATATTGATGGCGATAGATCTAAAGATAATGCTACTCTTATTCAAAAATATCGTGGTGTTGCTATGCATCCTGAAGTGGATATGGCAATTGAAGATATTGTAAATGAAGCCATTGCAGGTGAAGATGAGATGTCTGTATCACTGCAGATGGATGATCTAGAATTATCTAAAGGTATTAAGAATAAGATACAAGAAGAATTCGATAACATTCTATACATGCTTAAGTTCAATGATCTTGCGCATGACATTTTCAGAAAATGGTATATCGATGGTAGATTAAACTATCATCTAGTTGTGAATGAGGATAGACCTAAAGAAGGTATCCAAGATATTCGTCCAATTGACTCGGCTAAAATTCGTAAAGTAAAAGAGGTCAAGAAGAAAAAAGATCCTATTACTGGTGCGAATATTATTGAGGGTCAGAATGAATACTACATCTATCAGGAAAAACCAGGACAACAAAATAGCGGTGTAAAGCTTACTAAAGATTCAGTTGTATACGTTACATCTGGTCTATTAGATGCTACACAAAGACATGTAGTTTCTTATCTACATAAAGCTCTAAAACCAATTAACCAATTGCGTATGATGGAAGACTCGCTTGTCATCTATCGTCTCGCACGTGCGCCCGAGCGTCGTATATTCTATATTGATGTTGGTAACTTGCCTAAGGGTAAAGCTGAAGAGTATATGAAAGGTATCATGACTCGCTATAGGAATAAGCTAGTCTATGATGCTAATACGGGTGAGGTAAAAGATGATCGCAAGCATATGTCAATGCTTGAGGATTTTTGGCTACCTAGACGCGAAGGTGGCAGAGGTACAGAAATTTCTACATTACCAGGTGGTGAAAATCTGGGCCAAATTGACGATATCGTCTACTTCCAAAAAAGATTATATCGTGCACTCAACGTACCTATTAATAGGCTAGAACAAGAAGCTCAATTCTCACTTGGTAGATCTACTGAGATCTCACGTGACGAGCTAAAATTCCAGAAGTTTATCGATCGTATCCGTAAGCGTTTCTCTATACTGTTTAGGGAGATTCTGAGAAAGCAGCTTATCTTAAAAGGTATTATTACCGAAGAAGATTGGGAAGATTTCTCTAATGATATTCAGTTTGATTTCTCCAGAGATAATCACTTTGCAGAATTAAAGAATGCTGAAATCCTAAGAGAAAGACTCCAGACTATGGATATGGCACAACAATATGTTGGCGAATATCTATCTAAAGAATGGGTGATGAAGAACGTTCTTTACTTCGATGATGAAGAGATCCAAAAGATCAAAGATCAAATCGAAGGAGAGACCCCAGCAGAAGATGAATTCCCTCAACAAGATCAACAGGACCAAGATCAACCTCCTGAACAAGAACAGGACCAGGATGAAGGTCAAACCCATACGGTGAAACTAAAAATAGCTAAATAATGAAACCTGAAAATGTGAATACTTTCGTTATAGTGATTCGTGGGAACGAGGTCTCTGAATATTACTACGAACAAATAAAAGAATCTTGGGAATCAAATGGATTTAAATTAAATCGATTTGATGCATATCATCCTGGAAATTATGATAGTAGGGTTAAACTAAACTTTGGGGTAAGTAATTCTAACAAATATGTTAAGAAACAGATCGTAAAAGAATATACTCCATCCGAGAAGGCTGCCTTCGTTTCTCATTATATGATATGGAAAAGGATATTCGAAAAGAATATAAAAGACGCTTTAATAATAGAGCATGATTCTAGGCTTAGAGATTATGAATTATTTGAAAAAGAATGGGATTTAGATGAAAAAATAGATGTTAAATTATTTGGGCAAGGCGCATCTTGCTATAGAATAAGCCCCCGAGCAGCTGGATCTATCCGTAACTTTATACATTTAAATCCAGTAATAGATGCTGGGCCTATGGGATATATTGCTGATATGAAAGGTAATACACATCCTTATAATGTCGAAAGAACATTTGAAAAGCTTGGTGGTGAGATACACTTACCAGTAGAACACATCTACAATAAAGACAAAAAGAACACCATAGATAAATATAGTAACATACCAAAAAAGTGGGCTAGACATTTTCAAAAACAACAAGACAATGTTAGTCAAGAACGATGGGTTTTTGTAGGAGAAGAAAATGAATGATGAGGAAGATAATATGGAAGTAGAACAACCTAACCCCCTGAATAATATGATAGACTTTGTACAAAACGCAGAGTTCAATAAAGCTAGTAATATTTTCAGTGGTCTTATAGGACAAAAAGTAGCTGATGCTTTGGAGCAAGAAAAAATTGGTATAGCTTCTACTATGTGGGGACAACCAGAAGACGAAGATATTAGCGATGAGGATCTAGAAGCAGCAGCGGCTGAAATGGACGATGAAGATGGCGACGACATTGAATACGATGAAGACGGCGACTATGACGAAGACGAAGTCGGCCAATCCTGATAGTCCAGATTTTAAAGCATCTGAATGGGAAAGACTGCAACGTTCTTATTGGCAGCCAGTACTTTATTTTCACCGTAATAGAGAAGTAAAAAGCACTCCTGTAGATTTTTGTATGTGTGCAAAAAATGCATGCTCTACTGTTAAAGTATTTTTTACTTGGACTATAGACAAAGACTTAGATAAATTATACAGTGAAGAATATTATGAGTTTTATAAAGATTGGGCTAATCAGAAGAATCTCCCACCAGAAAGTGCACCGGAACAAAAGGATTTTTTAAATTATGGATTTCAAAATCATTTTGATACCAGAAGATTTAGCAGGGTAAAACATGCCAGAAATCTAGATACAGATCTTGTAACTTTTTTCAGGAAAAAGTCTAGTACTTTTGCAATAAAAAGAGATCCGATCAAAAGATTTTTATCTTCATATACTCATACGCATGTAAAGACTGGACCAGCTTGGCATGGAGACCATGAATATTCAATAGAAGATTTAATAGAACATTTGAAAGATGGGACATATTGGAATGAACATTTAGAAACTCAGTCGTGGTGGATGGGTGAACCTGATTGGTATGACCACGTCTATCATATAAATGATACTAAAAAATGTCTTCGTCATATGGCTGGAATGCTTGGGGTTGTAGAAAAAGATGAAATACCAGATTTTCATTTTATGAAGAATCCTAATGAAAAACCAGAAATAACCAGGAAACAAATTTCAATGATTGAGCAATTTTATATTAAAGATTATGAAAATGGATGGTATTAATTCATTTTAAAAATATAAAAATATATAAATAAAATCGTAACGGAATACTACGTTCGGAGTGAACAACAAATGAAACTTATTACTGAATACACCGAAACGAATGTGCAGTGCTTAGTCGAGAAAAAAGAAGACGGGACTAAGAATTACACAATCGAAGGTATATTTGCTCAATCCGAAGGTAAAAACCGCAACGGAAGAATTTACCCTAAAGCCGTAATGGAAGCAGCGGTAAACAAGTACGTTGATCAACAAGTTAAGACTAAGCGAGCAGTTGGAGAGCTAAATCATCCAGATGGCCCCACTGTTAACTTAGATAAAGTATCCCATCTAATTACTGACCTAAAAATGGAAGGTAATGATGTGATGGGTAAAGCACGCATCTTGGATACTCCTATGGGCCAAATTGTAAAAGGCCTGCTTGAAGGCGGAGTTCAACTGGGTGTGTCGACTCGTGGTATGGGAAGCCTCGAGAATAGAAATGGTGTTATGTATGTCAAAGACGATTTCATGTTGAATACCGTCGACATCGTCCAAGATCCATCTGCTCCTAACGCTTTTGTTAATGGAATTATGGAAGGCGTAGACTGGGTTTGGAATAACGGCATTATCGAAGCTCGAGAAATTGAAAAAATGGAGACTGAAATTAAAAAGGCTCCACGTGCTGATCTCTATGAAGCTCAGGTGCGTGAGTTTAAGAATTTCCTCTCGTTGTTAAACCAAAAGTAAGGAGTCTAACATGACTGATCAAATTATTGACCAGGATGTTGAGCTCGATGACGAGGAAGTCGTAGAAGCTCATGATCCGAAGAATGCTGAAGAGCAGTCTGTAGCTTCTGTTAAAGCCGCTGAAGGTGCTGGTAAAACAGCAGGTAAGCGTAAAGGTGATAAGTCCAACTCACAGCCAATGGAAAAAGGCAAAGGTGGCGATCCTGAAAAGGCAACAGAAGGTTATGACTTCTCTGATGATCTGGATGCTCTTATTTCTGAGGAGGCAACTCTCTCCGAAGGATTCAAGGGTAAAGCAGCAATCATCTTTGAAGCAGCAATCAAATCAAAACTCTCTGAAGAGGTAGATCGCCTCGAAGAGCAATATGCAACCCAGCTTCAGGAAGAAATCAGCTCTTTCAAGGAAGATCTCGTTGAAAAAGTTGACGGGTACCTGAACCTCGTAGTCGAACAATGGATGGAAGACAACAAGTTGGCAATTCAGAACGGACTCCGTACTGAAATCGCCGAAGGCTTCATGAACAGCCTTAAAGCTGTTTTTGAAGAGAACTATGTTGAAGTTCCTGATTCCAAAGTTGACCTCGTAGATGATCTTGCAAGCCAGGTCGAAGACCTCGGCGGTAAGCTCGATGAGCAAACCAGCAAGATGATCGAAATGAAAGAAGAGCTTGAGCAATTTAAGCGTTACGAAGTAATTCGTGAGGCTGCCCAAGGTCTTGCAGATACAGAAGTAGAAAAGCTCGTTAAGCTTTCTGAGGACGTAGATTTTGTTGACCAAGCTACCTTCGCTGACAAAGTTAAGACCATCAAAGAAGCTTATTTCAAGAAGAAAACTTCTGACACAATCGCTGAATCATTCGAAGAAGATACCGACGCATCTGACGATGTTGTAGAAGTAGCAGGTTCGATGGCAGCATATGTTAACGCCCTTAAAAAAACAAGTAATAAGTAAGGAGATCCAAAAATGGAATCTTATGATCGCTTGATCGAAAAATGGGCTCCAGTTCTCAATGAAGAATCTGCTGGCGCCATTAAAGATCACCACAGAAAGGCAGTTACTGCTGCTGTTCTAGAAAACCAAGAGCGCGCTCTCATGGAAGAGGGTGCACTCTACGAAGCTGCTCCAGGCAACGCTACCGGTTCGGCTGCTAACTGGAATCCAGTTCTTATCTCTCTCGTTCGTCGCGCTATGCCAAACATGATGGCATATGACGTATGCGGTGTTCAGCCAATGACCGGCCCAACCGGCTTGATCTTCGCAATGAAGTCACGCTATGGCGCTGGTTCAACCAGCTCAACGGAAGCTCTCTTCAACGAAGCTAACACTGCTTGGTCTGGCGACTCTTCAAGCTCCAACGGTTCTGCTGGCGCTTCCGGTCTTTCTGGTGTAACCGATGCAGACGCAGACAGCACCATCGACGATCAACGCGTTACTGCTATCTTCGCTGGCGGTATGCCAACGGGAGACGCGGAAGGTCTTGGATCATCGGGTGGTGGTCCTGCTTCAACCTTCAACGAGATGGGCTTCACCATCGAAAAGGCAACCGTTACTGCAAAGTCACGTGCGCTCAAAGCTGAGTACAGCTTGGAATTGGCTCAGGACCTTAAGGCTATCCACGGTCTTGACGCTGAGACGGAACTCGCAAACATTCTCAGCACGGAAATCCTTGCTGAAATCAACCGCGAAGTTATCCGGACCATCAACAGCCAAGCTAAGACTGGCGCTCTGACCGCTAACATAACAACTCAAGGCATCTTCGACCTCAGCACCGACGCTGATGGCCGTTGGTCCGTAGAGAAGATCAAAGGCTTGATCGTACAGATCGAGCGCGAAGCTAACGTAATCGCTAAAGAAACCCGTCGCGGTAAAGGCAACTTCATCATCTGCTCGTCAGACGTTGCTTCTGCTCTTGCTGCTTCAGGCATGCTCGACTATGCTCCTGCTATGTCCACAAGCCTGAACGTTGACGACACGGGCAACACCTTCGCTGGTGTTCTTAACGGTCGTACGCGAGTCTACGTTGACCCATATGCTTCCGTTGATTACGTCAACGTTGGCTACAAGGGCACAAACCCATACGACGCAGGCGTATTCTACTGCCCATACGTACCATTAACAATGGTTCGTGCAGTTGCGGAAGACACCTTCCAGCCAAAGATCGGCTTCAAGACACGCTACGGCATGGCTTCGAATCCTTTCGTTGGTGCTACACCTGCTGATGGTCTTGCAGCTGTTAAGACCAACCAGTACTACAGAATCTTCCGGGTTGATAACCTGCTAGTTTCTGCATAATAAAAAGAACAGGGCTAACCTGTCGGAAAGAGCGGCTTCGGCCGCTCTTTTTTTTGTATAAATATGTCTGAAGGAGAGCTCCTATGGTTGAAAACACACCACTTCAGAATAGTAATTTCTTACAACCCACTGGTTATAAGGTAGTGATTAATCGTAAGAAATTTGCTAATTTAGAATTTTTCGCACAAAGTATTTCACACCCCGATGTATCCATGACACCGGCACCTACTCCTTTTCGGCGCGTTGATACATTTCAACCTGGGGATAAATTAGTATTTTCAGAACTAACAATACAAGCTATATTAGATGAAGGTATGTACGTATATCAAGAAGTTTTCAAGTGGATGGAAGAATTAGTAGAGACCTCTCAAATTAGAGGTAATAGAGTCCGTCCCGACCCTGGGGACTCTCCTTTTTTCGATATCACTGTATCAGTGCTAAATAGCTCAAATAATGTAGTTCGTAATATAGTTTATAGGGATGCATTTCCTACGAATATAGGTACTATTGAATTTACTTCTACAGTAGGAGATGTTCAAGGGATTATAATGCCTATTGTGTTTAGGTATACCCAGTTTACTTTTACCTGATATTTTGATATAATAGTAGATAAAGTGAGTGGAGATTGATTATGAATTTAGAAATGATTCTTGGTATGTGGCAAGAAGATTGTAAGATCCAAGATCCATTAGACGAAGCATCGCGGCAAAGTCCCATATTACATTCCAAATACCTAAATATGCTCACTGAAGCAAAGCTTCAGCTGAAGCGAGCCGAAATGGCGCAGAAGACTTTGTTGAAATCAAAGTGGCTTTACTACAATGGTAAAATGACAAAGGAAGAAATCCAGGAATTAAATTGGGACTTTGATCCATTTAGAGGTTTAAAAGTATTAAAAGGTGAAATGGATTACTATTACGACGCGGACACAGATATACAAAAGTCTGAAGAAAAAATCCAATACTGGAAGACAAACGTAGAGACGTTAACAGAGATAATAGATAATATTAAATGGCGTCATCAAAATATAGGTAATATGATACGCTGGAGACAATTTGAAGCAGGCGGTTAATGGAAACAATAAAAATAAAAAATAAAAATTATTCCGTTATGCAGGTTGGTTGTGACTACGGAATTGCAAATGAACTAAGTGAATACTTTTCATTTTATGTGCCGGGATACAAATATATGCCGGCATATAAGAATAGAGTATGGGATGGTAAGATTCGCTTATTTAATGTACAATCCATGGAATTACCTTGTGGGTTGTTTCCGTTCTTAAAAGAGTTCGCGCGTCCGCGAAACTATCAGCTAGAAGTTATACACGATAACTACTATGGCAGGTGTGATAGCACCGTAGCAATCGATGCAAATGAAATTAATCAGTTTGTAGAATCTTTAAATCTGCCACATAAAATTCGAGACTATCAATTCGAGGCTGTTTGTGAGGGATTGCATCGTAAACGTGCTATTCTTATATCACCTACTGGTAGTGGTAAGTCTTTAATTATTTACGTAATTGCAAAATATTTCTTAGAAAAAATCCGCCGAAATGAAAGGACCAAGCTTTTAGTTATAGTTCCTACCACATCACTAGTAGAGCAAATGTCCAATGACTTTGCTGAATATGGATATGATAGTGAAGTACATAAAATCTATTCTGGTAAGGATAAAAAGACTGATAAAGATATTGTTGTATCCACATGGCAATCCATTTATAAACTACCAGCAGATTGGTTCGAACAATTCGGATGTGTAATCGGTGACGAATGTCACGGATTTAAATCTAAATCTCTTACCACTATTATGAATAAATGTCGTGAGGCTGAATATAGATTTGGTACTACTGGTACGCTTGATGGCACGCAAACACATGAGCTCGTATTACAGGGTTTATTTGGTAAGATATATAATGTGACAACGACAAAAAAATTACAGGATGAAGATACACTCGCGAAACTTAAAATCAACATACTCCTCCTAAAGTATAATGAAGAATTAAGAAAGGGATGGGGTAAACAAGACTACCAAACTGAATTAGATTTTATAGTTAGACATGATGGGAGAAATAATCTTATCTCTAATTTAGCTCTTGACGTTTCCGGAAATACTCTCGTTCTATTCCAATTTGTTGATAAGCACGGTAAACCATTATATGATTTAATTAGGGGTAAGGCGCATGAGAAAAGAAAAATATTCTTTGTATCCGGAGATACCGACACATCAGATCGAGAGGCTATACGAAAGATCGTGGAAACACAAAGTAATGCAATCATCGTGGCTTCACTGGGGACTTTTAGCACTGGCATTAATATCAGGAATTTGCACAATATTATCTTTGCAAGCCCTTCAAAATCACAGATTCGAGTACTACAATCTATCGGTAGAGGACTGCGAAAAAGCGATGACGGCGCCATGGCAACACTATACGATATTGCAGACGACTTGCATTGGCGCGGAAGAAAAAATTACACTCTCGAGCACTCAGCAGAGAGAATAAAGATGTACGTTAAAGAGCAATTCCCTTACAAAATTTACGAGGTCGAATTAAATGAATAAAGCCTATCAACAATTTAAGTTACAAAGTGGGGAAGAAATAATTTGCGAGGTTGTAGAGTGGCAATCATATGAAACTGACGAAGAAACTTGGGACGTAGTTGTAGTTAAACACGCTTTCACATTATATGCCACAGTAGATTTTGCAAGAGGTATAAGATATTATACATTTAAACCGTTTATGATGTATCAAGAAAATTCAGATCAAAAAATTACTATTGCTGCGCAGCATATCACCTCGATGGCAGAACCACATCCGTATATAGTAGGTCAGTGGATGGAATTTATAGATAATCTAGCAAGGATAGCAGCAGAAGAGACACCTCATGTAGATCCTTTAGATACGAAAATGGATGAGCTAGAAGAGGTCTTACGTAATATGTCTGATTCGGACAAAATAAAGATCGTCGATTTCAGGGGCAATAAAGATAAATTACACTAGTATACTATCCTCCCTCGAAAGCACTCTTTATTATACCGTTTTTTTAAATATTTGTAAACCCCCTAAATTTAAAAATTTAGGATTTTTATTCCTTAGATCCTATGATATAATAGGATATATACGCTAGGAGCATATTATGAGTAAAGAAAAACCACATTATGTGAACAATCGACAATTTAGTTTAGCTGTAGTAGAATATGTTAGAACAGTAAACGAAGCTGCAGCAGCCAATGATGATATACCAAAAGTTACAGATTATATTGCTATGTCATTCCTTAAAATCGCTGAAGGATTATCCCATAAGGCAAACTTCATCCGGTATACCTATCGTGAAGAAATGGTCATGGATGCCGTAGAAAATTGTCTGAAAGCTATACATAACTACGATATAGACGCTGCTACACGCTCAGGTAATCCGAATGCATTCGCATACTTTACCCAAATATGTTGGTATGCATTCCTACGCCGTATAGCAAAAGAAAAGAAACAGCAAGATATTAAATTAAAATATATTTCCCAATCACCTCTTACTGATTTCATAGCAGATGGTGACGAGGAATCAGTCCAAGCAGCAAATATGTTTGTAGATCAATTGAGATCTAAGATTGATCAGATAAAAGAAAAAGATAGCTATTTTGACAATCTGGTCAAAGAAGAAAAAGTTAAAATACGTAAGAAGAAATATATGGCTTCAACTAGAGATTCTGACTTAGGTGAAATATTAGCATGAAAGTAGCATTTCTAAATGACACACACTGTGGTGTACGAAATTCTTCTGATATCTTTTTAGATTATCAAGAGCAATTTTATGATGAAATATTTTTTCCATACTTAATAGAAAATAATATTAAACGCATTGTACATTTAGGAGATGCATTTGATAATCGTAAGTTCATTAATTTCAAAGCATTGCATCGATATCGTAAACATTTCTTAGCGAAGCTTAGAACTCATGGAATGCATATGGATATTATTCCAGGTAACCATGACACGTTCTATAAAAATACAAATGAGCTAAAT